TTAATCGATGTTGATTGTCGGATCCCACTCGCAGCACCCAATGACTTTGTTATGCCTGTCGACGATAACAAAAGACCATGTGTACATTACGGTGCCTCTGGCCTCCGCAGTAGCCTCCCATGCATTGGTAGTGATCATCTGCGGGATCGGTGGTCCGTCTGGATTGCTGGGGTTGAGCGATGACACGTTGTCATGGACTGGGTGTAGATTAGGCTGGCTAATGATGCCCTTAGGGTTAGAGGTAAGAATTTTGAAGCGATCGAGTATTACCGCATTGCCAAGGTTTTTTGAGATGTCTGTTGCGCGCCAGCGAATGACGTCACCAGCGTCTACCGGGAGATATAAGTTACCCGTTCCTTGATGTTGGAGTCCGCTGCTGAACTTGGCAATCATATGAATTGTGTTTTGGGCCAGTTCATAACCGAGCTTCGTCGGCTGATTGCGGTTAGTACTGATGTCTGGGTGTCCTTTCTCGTTGTAATATTGAATGATGGTGTCTACGTCTACAACGGTTAGTACATCAACGATAATTCCCATTATGACTCTCCTTCGTCTGGGCTAGAGGGGGATGATCTCAATGAACAGTGAATTGATTCTTGTTAAGCGGTTTGCAAATTGACTATAGGTCCGGGAATTGGGGAGTCAAATAATTATCTTGAGTATTTGCGGGCAGTGGATGAGCGGTTGTTCAGTATGAATTGAACAAGTGTTTTTTTTTTGCTGCATTTAATGTTTTTTATAAATTCAAGATTCAGTTCTAGTAAAAAAACATGGTTCAGACCAGTGGTTGTTTTCAATGATCTGCGTTGCTACGTCACCATTTTTTTAGGCGTCGACAAAGCTGATGTTCTGGATCCGATCAATGATCGCAGTGGGGCCTTTCTGTCTGCCTGCGTGCTGACAAGTTCGGAGTGAGGACGCGGCGCGAGATGATGACCATCTGGCTCGACTGATTACCGGCGGCGGTCTGGTTCATGGAGCCCTGTGAGCCCGACTTGACCTGGCGCATGTTCAACGAATTGACGACGGTGACCAAGGATTGATTGCGCTGGCGGTGTGCCAAGCGTACGTCAGAGAAGTCTCTGTGCAGGGGGTGATAGCAGTAACAATCGCCACCCGTACGGCAGGAAAAACGCCTCAAATATATAATGTAATCTCATTAAGAAAGCGTTGGTTATTATCTAATGCTCTTTGGATTGGCTTCTTGTGGGCTAGGGTATAGGCCCGGGCCAGTTAGCTTTTTTGGCTGGCTGCGAAACCCATAAAGCCATTGTATTTTTAACGATTAAGCCATGGAGGCTTGCATGAATGATTCAATGCTAAAAGTTGATGAGGGAGTGTTTCGGCCATTTAGTAAGTTTGGTGTATATATAAAGTTGCTCCTTGTTGTTTGTGTTTCAGCGCTTTTCATAATGTCTGTTTGCGTCAGCGCGAAAGAAAATGATACGTCTGTCTCTGCCGCAACGTTCGCTCCTGTCGAGTTAGGTGTGCCAAAAGGAGATAATGCAGCTTCTGCAGGGACTTATATCTCGACTCTAAATCAGATTATCAAAAAATGGGCCACCCCCATAAATGGAGCTGTCTCCCAAGGGAGGGTTTCGCAGACGTATAACGAAAATCTGAGCTCCGACAGTTTTGCCAAATTGAAGTTTACGCTTGATGATAATAGGATCGTTAGGTTTTATGTGAGGCCAAAGGATCTTTATGTTTTGGGTTACTCTGTTTATGACCCTAGTAGACCTGATAGACCTGAGCGCTACTTCAAAATCAAGGAAGAAGGCAAGTGGAATACGCCTAATCCAGCTGGATTTCAAGATGGTAATATAAAAAACTTGAATTTTGAAGGAAGTTATAAGGGCTTGGGTGATGAAAGTGCCTCTGTTCGAAAGGGGATTAATTATGGTTGGGTAGCGCTAAGTAACTCACTCAAACCGCTATTTTCAGCACTGGATTCTGATATTTCTGTACCTATGTCTTCACAAAATGAGAGCCTCGCAAAAAAAGCCTTGCTTGTAGTAGTTCCCATGTTTGTGGAGGCTGCACGCTTCAAACCTTCTATAGGTGATAAGATAAATAAGAATATAATTTCCGGAGTTGTCTCGTGTGACCAAAATAAAGGGACCTGTCCATTGAAGTCTGATGATATGGATCTGATGAATTGCTGGGCGAAGCTGAGTCGACTTGGATACTTGTTTGTGGATGGTAAAACGATCGCTGGCCAAAATGTTGTCTGTAATAAAGAGTATGCAAGCTTTAATGAGGTTTCCGCTAAAGTTAGCACGTTTTTGATTACGCAAAAAAATGACATTAAAATGTCGGTGATGGTATCTGATTCCGTTATAAAAGAAGAATGAGTCTTGATGTTTTCCAGTTTTGGCGGGATCTGCGGGACTTCAGATTTTCAAGTGTGGATATTAGATACGGTTCGTCTGAGATATACCTTGACGCTGGCATGTATCTAGGCTGCGTGTTGATACCTTGATCTACTCCAACATATATTTTTGCGTGGGAATACGAATAGTGAGTTTTCGTGTTCCCATGTCTATTTTCTGGAGTAATCATGGCTACAGGTAAAAACTGTACTCGCTTGATAAGGGTATTAAGTTGGAGAACGGCAGACAGAATTGCCTGATGGCTAGATCCTTATGTCCAGACCATTTCGGTAGGCAGTACTTGATACTGAACATTACCCACCTCAAAGCCAACGCGGAACCACTCAAACACCTCTGCCGGCTCACCTTGCTGAATCAGCATCTGCTCAGAGCGCTTCTTGGGCGTCGCCAGGTTCAGCCATTCCCTGGCCAACTCCGGCGCGAACACAATAGGCCGCCGGTCGTGAGTATCCGCCATGCCTTCGGAGCTGTCAGCGGTGATGATCACAAAGCCGTCATGCTCACTGGCGTATTGTCGCCAGGCGGGAGCTGGCCGATTGAGGCGCAAAAGGGCAGGTGCGCCATACTCGGATGAAAAAATCAGTGGTTGGAGTCGCGGGAGACCTGATCAAGAGTTAAGTCCGCCAGAAACGAAAAAGCCCCGAATAATCGGGGCTTTAGCGTGACGAATATGGCGGAGGCGATGGGATTCGAACTCATGGACCTGTTACAGTCGACGGTTTTCAAGACCGATATTCAAAGCCGCGAGCTGCGCGGCCTGTAGCGATTATTCGTTACAATACTTTTTTCTTTCGGCTCCTCTGTAGACCGCATTCTACAAGGGGTGACTTTCGAGTTTTGTAACGGATTTCTTGGCTATTTCGACGGCTTCGCAATAGCACCAACACGGCGGTACACCCGCTCTGTGATGTCGCCTTTTGTGTGACCCAGGAGAAGGCTTGCTTCGCTGATGTCGGTAATTTCAGATGCCGCTTTTGGCCTGATATCGCGGAATTGGAAGTTGCCAATCCTGTCAGCAAGCAGCCTATCTCCCTTTTCCAAAGCTTCGCCTTTTGCCTTTTCCCTGGCTTTATCCCATCTGTCCCGGAGCATCTTCGCGGTCATGCGCTTTCCTCGCGCACTCACAATCAAGTAGCTGCAGACGTGATGAGCGTTGCGCGCGCTCATATTCTCGATCAGTTGGCCCAGGCTGTTTGGAACACCTCCGGTTGTCAGCTGAATTCGCAGCTTCTTGTGTGTCTTGTTTTGCTCTACCCCCAAATAATCTCCCTCGACATCATCATTCCGCATCACCAGGACATCTGCCGGCCGCTGCCCGGTCAGGTAGGCCAGGTCCATCGAATCCTTCAGCTCCTGATCTGCCTTCTTGTAAACCGCCTCCCACACCACATCATTTGCGTAGTAGTCCCGCGGGGTTTCCTTGTTTTTCCGCACGCCCTGGCAGGGGTTTTCCTTTGTCGTCAGACCCCACTCCCGGGCGATATTGAAAACATGGGATATGGTTGCGATCTCTCGGTTCGCTCGCACCTTTGCCGATCGTGCATCCCGGTAACCGGCAATCGTTGCAGGGGTGATCGAATCAATCGGCGCACTGTCGAACATCGTCCGAAGTTGCTTGATCTCAGCCAGATTATCCCGCTGCGTGCGGGGCGCTTTCTTCGGGACGATGTCTCGAATGTACCTGTCGAAAATCCCCTTCATTGTGCGCAAGTCGAGAGGTTTTTCTTTGGCTTCCAGTTCTGCCCATTTGATCCGGGCCTGGTCCAGGTCTTTGCCTAGTGGGATCGCTTTGCCGGTGAGGTCCAGATAGAAATAGGAGATCCAGACCTTTCCGTTTTTCCGTGTCCGCGTCCATCGGTACATCCGGGGCGGCAAGTTACGTGTGTCGGCCTTTCGGGGGCGCATATCAGTTCACTCGCGAGTAGTCAGGTGTCCATGCCGGTGCCGCCGGCGGTGGGGCTGGATCGGCAAGGGCAGGGCTGATCATGCCCAGCTTCATGCGGGCGTACATACGGCCCACCAGCGGGCGTTTCCCGCGGCTTTCGACGTACTGCCAGTTCCGGTCATCGAGCCAGCGGCGCTGGTAGGCCCTGGCCTTGTAGCCGGTGATCTCGGCGAGTTCATCGTCCGAGAGGATTTCAGATTCCATGGTGTGCTCCATGCCGCCCGCAGCGGCAGAACGTGGGTTCAGGGCCTGGCCCGCTGGATGATGTAAACGATGCTGCTGGCAGTGCCGGCCAGCCACAGCATCGAGCCAGTGAAGGCGCCAATGAGGGCTGCCTCGGTCCCGCGCTCCCACATGCTGGGGACGGCGTAGAAGAACCAGAGCAGGGTGATCAGCAGGTAAGCCAGCAGGCCGACCAGGATCTCGAAGAGTTTTTTTGCAGACATAGGGGGGCCTCGCCCGCCGGCGGCAGGTCTTCAGGTTTATTCAGAATTGTGTTCGGGACATGCGGCGCGGCTCTGGATAGAGTTGCGCCGCTCGGCCGGCCCAGCGCACTTGTAAAGGGGCGAATGCGCTGTGGCCGGTACGGGCGCCAGTTCAGATTGCGGATGCTTGGTTTTCGGAAAGATCTGATGGTTGCCGGCGTTGCGCCTGGCTACCGTTTGGATGTTCGCCCGGCCCGTTGTCCTGGCTATCCGTCGACTGCAACACGGGCTGTGGCGAACTCCTATTGCGTGATCAGTTCAGTCGGAACCTGGATGGTTTCGCCGAGCTTGGCCTCAGCAATGGCGCGGCATAGCGCAATGAGCGGGGTATCGCCGCTGCGCCAGGACAGCTCGTCATCAATGCGCACCCTAGCTATAGCTTTGTCGTCATACATCTGGTTTGGGAAGCCGCGAACCATTGCTGCGTACTTCTCGATCAGCGGGCCACACTGGCTCCAGCTGGTCGATGGCTGCCAGTGGGTGCCGATGCAGCGATCCCCCGAGTACCAGTAGACGTGCTTCAGGCCGTCCGGTGTGTGCTGGCGCATTCCTTCAGCCTTCGCTACAGCCCAGTCCAGCGCCGGGCCGATCAGACCGGCTGTCTTCACTTCGATCATGTCGTTCATCGCTTCGGCCCTCGGTAGATCAGCCAGGCCATGTAGAGCGGGGCGAAGATCATGGCGCCACCTCGCGCCGCGCCCACTGGACATAGGGGCCGTCATCGGTATCGAAGATTCCGAGTAGGAACCAGTCGTATGCCGGTGGTGTTTCTGGCTCCCAGCCGAGGCAGTGCGGCTCACCGGCGTCCCAGTAGGGGTGGGCCTCCAAGTCGGAATCCATGTGCCAGCCGACCACCTTCAGGCCCTGGGCATCGAGCCATGCTTTGTAGGCTTCGGCGTCCTCATCGAATTCCGGAATGTCCGGGTGATACCAGTACCCGCTCTCGTCGCGCACGACTTCGATGGGGCCAATCAGCTTTTCTTCAGACATGACTATTCCTTTGCCGCTATAGCGGCTGACTTTGATGAGGAGTTTTCCTTTTCTGGTAACTGGTCTTTACTTCACAAACCAGATCACTATGTAGAGAAGGTCGTAATGGGCGAATGGTCGGATTACTTCGAGGACTTTCCGGAAGAAGATCCCGCGAATTTTAGTAAGCGAGATCCTGACCCCTTGGAGGGCGTCATGGAGTCGACAAAAAAGCGTGTTCGTGAGCGCTCTATCGCTGAGCGGGATGAGGTTTGGAAAAACTTAATGAAGCTTTCTCCCGAGACAACTCAAAGAAGAACTAGTCCTGGCTTTGAATGAGCTGGGATAAGGGTTGCTGCGGTGTGAATTCGCGTGCCTCCGCCGATACCAGGTCATAGGCGTTCACGACCGTTATGCAGCCAGTTGCTGCTGTTCCTGGCGCAACGCCTGTTGAACAGCCTCGACAACACGTCGCAGGTACGTGAACTTATGGTTCTCTTCGACAGCCTTGCCATCGAGTGGATAATACCATTCCTCGCCAAATAGCTCGGTCAGCAGCGTGCTGTGGTGCCAGCATTCGTTTGCACTCTCGATGCCGCGCAGGACATCAATGTCATGCCAAAGCTCGCGGGCCTCGCCCTTACTCAGCTCTCCCAGTTCCCAATCGTGGCGCCCGGTCTGTTGCCGACGGCGTTGGACGATGCACTTCTTGGCCAGAGCATGCAGGGCGTTACCACTGAACACAGTGGGGTTGATCCCGCGATCCAAGCAGTTCAATACGTAGTCCCAGCCGCAGTCGGCGACGAACTCCGCGACGGTGCGTGGGCCCATTGCGCCCCAATAGGCGTTCCAGCTGTTGTCCCAGCAATTGATGGTGATCTTGCCCTGGGCGGTCTGGTAGTTCAGGTCGGATTCAGTCGGGCAAGCACGCCGGCCAAAGTCTTCCAGGAATACCGTGATCGGATCGAGCCGTGGTGAGCCTGTGATCACCAGCTTCGTGACGGTTGAGCGCTCCATCTGCAGTGGCGCGGCAACTTTGTTTTCTGTTGGCATGGGGGGCTCCTGACTAGGCTGTTGTGCGCTCGGGCATAATGCGGATCGACAAATTTAGGAGGTGGTTGTGAAGAGGGACTGGGCTATATGGGTTTGCTGTGTCTGTTTGTTCGCTGCTGGAACCATCTGGGGGATGGTGCCGATAAGCACAGAGTTTTTCGTGGTGAAGGATTTTCACGACTTCGCTGAAATCGTTGGTGCTATTGCAACAGTAATTGCAGTAGTTCTTGCTGCTGCTGGTATTAATGCTTGGCGAGCGCAAGCTGTTGCAACGTCTGATCATGAGCTTGCAAGAAGAGTGGCAATTACCTTGCAACGATATAAATTCGCCTCGTACCGCGCATGGGAATTTACCGATTATCTTGTGTCAAATATGAAGCTTGAGATAGGCAAGGGCGGGGTGCCTGACAGATTTTTGGGGGAGGTAAAAAGCGAGCTTAAGGACCTAGAGACCATTAACGCGGAGGTGCACTCCATTGCCTTGGAGTGTCGGGCTTTGTGGGGCGAAAAAATTTGGGGGGATTTTCAAAGAGTATCTTGGCTAGGAAGTCAGTGCCACGAATGCATTACCCTATATCTCCGTTGGTCCAGAGTAGATAATGTGGAAAGGAATAGGGCTGCATACTCTGGTGTGGCATTACAAATATTCATAGAGCTGAGAAAGTCTGTTGGCAAAACCACCACTGAGGTGAATGCATACATTGATCGAGTGCTAGTCCCGATTGGTGCTGAAGTCGGCAAAAAACTCCTAAGGTAGCGGTGCTACGCAAAGATGTTCTCAGTCGGTGTGCTCGTATTGAGAGCCGCCAACTCATTCCAGCCGACTTTCAGCGCCTTCGTCTTCGGTGTGATGATCGGCAAGCCACTGGCATCCGCCATCACCGCCGCAGCCCTTATAGCAGTACACGTAGGCGAACCAGGCGAGGGCGATCATGGCTTCACCTGCGTGCTCATGGCAGCGTCGATGGCTTCATCCAGGTCCTCGCCATTCAGCACTTTGTTGTGTGGGGTCTGGCCTGCAAACACTCCGCCACGGTGAATGGTTTCAAGGTCACGTTCGCGTAATCACTGATACCGCTCGGCGTCCTGACGCAATGTCTTGACCTCAGCGATCAGGGCCAGGACGGTAGATGGATCGGCCTCGGCGATGAATTCAGCATTTGGCCTGTGAGGGATGCCGCAGAGGCCTGTACCCCACCAGCAGATGACCTGGCCGTCTGCCGTGTCCACCCCGGGGCTCGTTGTCCTGTCTAGGATTCCGCGCTCCATTCCATCTGCGTGGACGACCCAGGGGCCTGCATCCGCTGCTCGCGCCTTGCGCTCCAGGTCATCCAGGTCGAGTTTGATTTCTTCAGGCATGACTTGTCCTTTCGGCCAGGCGGCCGAGTTGAGAGGGTTGAAGAGGGGGAGAAAGTTACTTCGTTGGTGATCAGCTACAGTTAATAGGTCATTCAAGGAGAGCTGAAAATGACGTGTTTAATCTGTGGCGCCGTTGCGATAGAGCTCTTGTCTGTCAGCCATTTCGTGGAGAAGGACTGTCAGATGTGTGGGTATTACGGCATCCCCAAGCTGCTGGTCGAAGAGATGTCGACACGTAAGCAAAAATTTCACGTAGAACGCACTCGGGCTTATTTGGCTATGAGAGCGGAGAACAAGCAGCATCCGTGGATAACACCAGTCGATATCAACATCTATCAGCTTTTTGTCATTGAGCCCGCCCAATCCTAAAGTCAAGACGACATGGATGGAGGATTTGGTTTTCTGTGAGCATGGGGCGTCCTATCGAGGGCCATTCTCGAGCGGTGGAGGGTGGCTAGGGTTCAACTACAGTTGAATGGTCATTCACAAGGAGGGGCAGAACATGGCTTGTTTAATTTGTGGAGGGGTCGCAGAGACTTACGATTCTGGTGGCGACTGGCATGAGCGTAACTGCGCTTATTGTGGCCGATACAGGGTTTCCAGGACGCTTACCGACACAATGGAGGGCCTGAGAAAGTCGTTTGACGTACCCCGCGCAAGGGCCTGGATAGCGCTTAATAAAGTAACAACGCCCTCGCCACTTATCTCGAGCTTTGAGGCGGACAGGAATCAGCTGATCTTATCCTGACGTAGGGTTATTTTTGGTCAGTTGACACAGAATCCGCCTGCCAATCCAAGAAATCACAGATACCGCCTTGCTGTTCCCGATCGCCTTGTAGCGAGGGCCATCCGGGCATTCGCTGGCCGGTTTGCCGCGCCAAGGGATCAGGGTGTAGTTGTCGGGCATCCCTTGGAGGCGCTCGCACTCGACGGGGGTGAGGCGGCGCACGCCGGCGCCGGCCGGCACCATGGGCTGGCCACGCCCGGTTCCATCTTCGCTGGCGTCGAAGCCCTCGGCTTTCAGGGTGTGGGCGATGTCGCCTGTGATGCATACCGCCACCTGGCCGCCGGCATTAGGGTGGCTGCCGGAATGGCCCATTGCGCGAAGGGTGGGAGAGATATGGCTGGCATCGGCGCCGTGATCTTTGCAGGAGAAGGCTAGCACAGCATTCTCCTGGCCACTGTTTCGGCCAAGCGTATGTGCCTGACCGATGCTGACGCATGGGTCCTGAGTACCATGCACTACGAAGGCTTCGCTTTCGAAATCCATTCTTCCGCTGGCGCTGCCGCAAGCGTTGCGGGCCGGCGCAATTTCGATGGGTCCACTGGTGTTATTTCCTCCAAACACCAGTAGGGATTCTCTCGACTCATGATCGCCATACGGGTTCGTAGTTAAAGGGGCCGTTACGTGCGGGATATCATCGGCACTGTATCCGCCGTTCTTTCAAGCGCCGCCTGTAATTGTTCCGGCAACGTCTTGCCCCTCGCCTCGGCGCGGCGCAGTATCCCGGCGCACGCCTTCTCGCTCAAAAAGAACCTCGGTGGGATCGAACCCGTCTCGAGCACTTGCGACAACGAACACACGACGGCGTCGTTGGGCCAGGCCGAAATATTGGGCGTCCAGGACCCGCCACGCGATTGTTCTTTTGGGTCCATACACACAACCAGCGTCCGGCCATTTCTTCCCTGAAGGCTGCAGTTCGCAGTCTTCCCCAGCAAGCGCGCCAAGAAAGCATCCGAAGGCGTTCCCTTTGTCGCTGAGGACGCCGGGGACGTTTTCCCAGACGACGATACAGGGCGGCTTTCGGTTGCTGGCGCGAACATAGTCAGTTGCATCTGCGAGCTCCACGTATTTGATTGTGAGGGCGCCCCGGGGATCGGCCAGGCCTTCGCGCATACCAGCCACGCTGAAGGCCTGGCAGGGTGTGCCTCCGACCAGTATGTCTGGCGCCTTGATCTTGCCGGCCAGCACCAGGGCGGCCAAGCGAGTCATGTCGCCGAGGTTCGGCGTATCGGGGTAGTGGTGGGCCAAGACCGCCGAGGGAAACGGCTCAATCTCGGCGAGCCAGACGGCGCGCATGCCAAGCGGGTGCCAGGCCATGGTCGCGGCCTCGATGCCGCTGCACACGCTTCCGTAGGTAATAGGCATGGGGAATCCTCAACACTTATGCTAGGCCTTAGAAATTTTCGGAAAAAGGAGCAGTTTATGGGTAGGGTGTTGGCTTTAACGGGAATAGCTCTTACTTTGCTATATGCCGTTTTCACTTGGTGGCTAATTGGTGGCCGGATTCATACACTACAAACAATGGGCCTAAACGAAGTTGGAGACTTTCTAGCTGGCGCATTTGGTCCAGTCGCAATCCTTTGGCTAATTTTGGGGTTCTTTCAGCAAGGAATAGAGTTGCGTCAGGGTACTGAGGCTCTTTTATTGCAGGCAAAAGAATTGCAGTCCTCGGTGGAGCAGCAAAAGGAGTTGGTTGCTGTAACTCGGGAGCAGGTAAATGCAGAGTTAGAGGCTGCATCGGAAGCAAAGAGTCAGAGAACTCGAGCAATTAGGCCATTTTTAGTGCCGTCAGGTGGCGGTGGCTCACATAGTGGAAACGAGCACGAGTTAAACTTTACGATTAAAAATCTGGGTGCACCTATTTCTCATGTAGTGATGAAATTTGAAGGTGATATGACGGGGCTCGATAGGGCGGTTGATTTGTTGGACAAAGGAGGGCAAATCGAATTCAAATATAGGTTTACTGGGACAGGTGAAGGGCTAGCGGACTCGATGACATTGAGCTATCTCGACGCTGATCATAATCCAGGAGTGGCACAGTTTAATATTTTAGTAGACACTTCAGCGACTTACCCGAGAATAAAAGTCTCAGCCTAAAAGGGGTGGTTGTATGGCTAGTGGAAGTTGGGTATTTATGTTCGGCCCGGCATGGAGCCGGAAGGAGATGAGTTTGAACTTTGGGATATCACCCGGCTCGCCAGGTGCGGCAAGTGTTTCTGAGTTTTTTAGGCAAGTCGCGTACGCGTGGTTGTTACTGATCGCCGCAACTGTCGTTGCAGTAGCTGCATATTCTGGATTGTTAAACCCTCGGCCTGCTGAGCCAGGCCCATGGTTTTCGCGGTCTGGAGCGCTTATTACGGTGCTTGCTATATTTGCCGAGCAGGTCATTTCAAAAATGCTTGCTCGGATGCACAACGGCATTCAGCCAAAAGTGCGCTGGCTGGTATATCCGAGATACTTCGCCTTCCTCCTGATCATTTTCGGAACAGTTGTGTGGGGCTATGGTGACTTACTTTTTTAACTTGCGAGCTCAGGGCAATATGTCGTGGCGGCTCACAGCGACTCTTCGCCGGTATCGATCTTGCGGAGCTCCAGCACCTCGATGCGCTGAGTGCCGTCAGTGATCACCCAGCAAGGCAGTTCAAGGTTGCGGAAGGTGCCGTGGTAGCTACGGTAGGCGCCAAGCGCCGCTTTTCGGAATGAATCGGCGGCGACCCGGCCAATCGGCATTGGGCTACCCCCCCCCCCAATAGGCTCAGTTCGTACACCGTGGCGTTGGCGATGCGCTTCGATGCCGCACGGATCGTGTTCGGGGAGAGCTTGAATTCCTGGGCGACCTCGGCAACGTGCTTGTAGGTCAGGGCGTCGTGGATCTGCTGATCTCGGGCGCCATTACGCAGGCCCGCATAGATGACTGCTTGCATGTGAAGTCCTTCAGGCAGCCGATGGCTGCGCCTGGCTGGCGTGATTTGTTTAAGTGGGGTATTGCTGGTGCCTCGACAAAGGAGTGCGCCATGAACTGGGTGATGCTTGCGGATTACGGATCGATCGCTGCTGGTGCTATATCGGCGTCATGCTGGATAGTCGCTGCGTTTGTGAAGGTCGATCCACCTGAGAGCCTGAAGGGGAAACCGGACGATGAGTACTGGGATGGGATCGTCGTTAACGGCGCTGATCTCATTAAGACGTTGCGAGCCCAGGCTCAATGGAACAGCGCTGCTGCAGTTGCTGCAGCAATCACGGCGGCGCTTCAAATTGCAGCCAAGATGGCATAGCGGAAGACGCTGGCGGGTTGCGCCGGAGGGTCAGGCCGCGCGGACTTTGAAGGTGAGCATGGCTGTTGCGTTGTCGAAGCACTCATCCAGCTCCTGATAGGCTCTGTACTTGGCTTGGCTGCGAGTGGCCGCCCATACGCGCAGGACGTAGTGCCGCGCATCTCCGAGCATGTATTTCACGTCATCCCAGTCGTACAGCCCGTTGGTGAGCACCTCCCACTGCTTGAGCGGCAGCTTGTCGGCCATCTCGCCGTACTCAATCTCCCAGGTTGGATGGAAGTTGCGGGTGCGCTTCTTCGGGTCGCTGTCGAGGATGACGCCGATGTAGTGGCCACGGTCGGCGATGATGACGCCAGGCTCGCCACTGGCGATCACTCGGCGCCCGACCTCGGCCGGCACGTTGTAGTGGTTGCGCACGTAGGCGCAGTTGTGATCGCTCATGGCGTTCTCCAGGTGTGTGCTGCCCCCGTTGCTGGATGCGCAGCGGAAGATGGCAATTTGGCTTGGGATGGGGTATTACGAGAGTCAGGCAATGGGCCGTCGGGAGTGCGCTATGGCTATTTTGATTTCAGGCAATAAGTTGAGCGGAGGAAAAACTGGAATATTGCTTCCAAGTGATGCCAATGTAACGATTACATCTAACGATCTCGTCAACTTTGATGTTGGTATCCACTTATTTGATCCAGCTCTTTTTGGGTATCTCGGGCTTCCGAAGGACGCGCCTATTGAACAGGTCGTTGATGTAGTAGATGCCATAAAGGCGAAGCCGAATACTTCGAATGAGGAGGCCGTATCTATTGTTTCAGCATCAAGACTCGGAAAATGGCTTGGAAATGCAGAAACAGTAACTAAGGTTGCAACCAGCATCCTTGAATTGGTTAAGTCAGGAAGTGATCTTTTGAAGTAATCAATGAGTGGAGTTAGATTTCTACGCCGGTCTCGGCGAACCTCTCAAGTTTTCGCGACCACTTTTCAGTAACGACTAAATCAGGTCGCGACATGGTGGCGTAGCGGGCGGACTCTTCAGCGGGCGCTGCAGCCAGGTTGATCAGCAGGGTAGAGATCGTTTCCTGCCACTCCTCGAAGTCGTGACGGTCGCCCAGCACCTGCATGGCATCGGCCAGGGCTTTCGACACAATCAACGATCGCTTCGTGCCACCGATCTTGGCCAGCAGTTCCTTTTCCCTCAGGCGCTTCTCTTTCTGCGCCGTGGCGTTGCTCTTGGCCATGGCCTACCTCTTCGATTCCGCTGGCCGGCAGTGCGAGCCAGGTTTGACGTTTACGTTGCTGGATGCGGGCTATGTGTTTCACGCTGCAACCTTCTGCTGATTCCAGGCTCCGACCGCTTCGAAGATCCGTGCAGCATGATCCTCGTCGAGCGATATCGCTTCAGGAATGGCGATCCATCCCGAGGCCACCATCTGGCTTTGGTTGGCTGAGTCGTGCAGCTCCTTGTAGCAATGCTCGATCACGTCCTCCAGGTGGTCGGAGAGATATACGCCTTCCGGGGTCACCTCAATCGACTTGCTGTAGCGGTCGCCGCGGGCGTCGATACACAGAGCGCTGAGGTAGATCGTCCAGCGGTGGGGGATTCCGCAGACAGCCTGGCCGATCTTCCCCGGCGCGATGTTCTTCAGCGACTTGTAATTGATCATTCCCTGGCGACCGCTCGGGTCGATGTTCACCACTGCTACGTGGTTGGTGCTGAGCAGGGCCCGACAGGATCGTTCGAGCCTGGCCTTGAGGTTGTGAGGCTTACGCTTGCTCATAGTGACTCTGCCATCCGGCGAAGTGCGGCGCGGTCGGCAGCGCTCGGTTTACGACGTTTGCGCACCAAGACCGTTTCCGGGTCGATCTTGTCGGCGCGAGGTGGTGCCGGAGAGAACCGGTAGGAACCAAGTTCGGTGACCTGGCCGCCAGATGTGAAGAAGGCAGCCTTCGCTGCCTCCAGTTGGGCCTGGCGTTCGGTGCCGACCAGGATGTAGTTGTTGGTCATGCTTGCCTCACTTGATGCGGATCGAGCTATCACCGCGCTCCAGGTGCGCCCAGGTTGGTTCTTCTAGGAGCTCGGCTTCTGCGTCCTCGCCGGCGGCCATACGCTTGCGCACTGTCTCGTTGTGATCGCGGATCTCCTTGAGGCGTACCGCGATGGTCTTCTTGTCCGGCGTGATCACGCTCTTCAACGACACGAACTCATCAGGTACTGCTTGCTCGTTGTCGACAATCACCTTCTCAGGTGAAAGGGCGAGGGTGATGGTGAACAGCGGCCGCTTGATCGACTTGATGTCCGCGGCTTCCATATTCCGACGCAGGTAGTCGCTGATCTGGTCCACGGTGTTCTTCTTGATGCGCTTGAGCTCGCTCAGGCGGTCGACCTCCTTGTCGATGGCGTCGATGTCGCCCTCGATGTTTCGGCGCAGCATAACGATGCTGTCGGCTTTCTCGGCGAACTCACCTTTGATGCCGTCCATGGTGTCCTGGATGGCTTGCTTGAGGTTTTCGTCGTCGGTGTCTGCCATAGCGGCGAGTTCGGCCATCTGGCCGGTCAATGCATAGAGCTGGGTCATGCGGCACTCTCCTGGGCATCTTCAAGGTCGGCCTTGCGGGCATCCTTGGCGCGGGTGAACTTGATTTTGTGGGCGTCGCATTCCGGATCGTTCTTACGAAGGTCCAGCTTGCGCATGGCTGATTTGTAGAGCTGCTGCAGCTCGTTGAGCGACTGCGCGGTACCAATCAGATGGAGCGTCTCAGCCAGCCATTCGCGGTACTCGGCGGCCTGGCGCTCCTTCGTTTCGATCTTGTCCTCGGCGCGCTCGATCGCGGCCTCGCCGAGTCGTTCGTTGACGTAGTGGATGTCGTCATAGAGGCCCAGGCGCACGTCCGCGGAGAAGCCGAGCTGACTCAGGCATTTGCCAATAGCATCGGTGAGGGACTTCTTCGGTGCATCGAAGTCGGTGCTGATGCTTCCGAATTTGTTTTGTGTGATGAATGGCGTGTGACCATAGTGGGTGATGGTCTTGCGCTCGCCATCGCCGCTCAGGTACCACAGGGCAACTTTGAGGGTATGTACCTGGGCGTGAGCCAACACCGTTCCCTCCTTGTTCAACAACGGGCCGCCGATGTCGAATCGTTCTTCGATCACGTCATAACCCCAGCCGGTACCGCAGGGGCCGAATTGTTCGGTCGCGCGCTTCGCCAGGTACTGAGCATTTACCGCGGTACCGGTGAATCCACCAAGGCCGGTGTATTCCTTGGTGAACTTGGGATCAGTCTTTTCGACCTCTTCCCAGATTGCGAGGTTGTTCGAGGGCATAGCTGTCTCCTGCCGCGCGTTGGCGCAACCGTGGATGGAGTGGAGAAGGGAGGGGAGGAATTAAGAGTTGATAAATATTCTTATTCGTATTTAAGATATGTTATTACGTATCAACTCGTCGCATGGAGCCTCGCCCATGAAAGTGCTGTCATCACTCAAAGAAGCAAAGAATCGTCATCGCGACTGCCAGATCGTGAAACGCCGGGGGCGGATTTATGTGATCTGTAAATCCAACCCTCGCTTCAAGGCTCGGCAGGGCAGTGCGAAAAACAAGAACAAGGGCAAAGGCTGATCAGCGCTTCTGTGAAGCCTGTTGCTGAACTCGGTAGCGCAGGACCTGGAGCACTCGACCGTCGTAACCAGGTTCTGCGTATTGCTCAACCGGTGCCCCGAAGAAGCCGCGGCGTTCCGCCAGGCTGTAGGCCTCACGGAGGTTGTGAGCACTGATGTCTTCCAGCTGCTCGTCTACCAGGGTTTTAACTGGGGAAGTGGTCATGCTGCCTCCTTTCGCTGCTGGCAGATGTTCAGCAGGCGTTTGCAGTAGTGGCTGAATTCTTCGATGGTGATCAGGTCGTCGGTGTAGAGGCGAGTGATCAACTGTTGAACCAGGACGCTCATGTCGGCCTGGCTGGTGGGATCACTGACTCCCTCCAGTGCCTGGTCGATGAGGATGTGCGGGCTCAAAATCCGCACTCCTGTTCAGACCGCGCCTGCTCCTGGTCAAGGGCGACGGCCTTCTCGGCATGCGGCTTCAGCAGCTCGAGCGCAATGTCTTTCAGCGCTGTTTTCTTGCCGAGCAGGTAGACCGCTAGGTCCATCAGCAGGCCGGAACTGCGAAAGCCCATGGCGTTGATCACCAGTTGCCCGAAGGCGTCTTGCTGGTCTTCACCGTCGATCTGGCGCTGGTTCAGGTGATCCTGAACCGCCTTTGCAAAGTCGGCCTGGGTGACCTCGCCACGCTCTAAAGGGCGATAGCCCCAAGAGATCCGGTAGCCCATCAACAGACGCTCGGCGTTTGCCTCCAACCATTCCGTTTCAGCGAGGTCTTCTTCGCTCACTGGTGGTGGCATCCGGTTGTCGTGCTCGAGCTGTGCCTTGCGTAGTGCTGACATGGTCGTCTCCAGAATGGCAATGCAGGTCCAACAAAACTCGGCTGCACTCATCCATTCCGCTGGTTGCCGATGGGAGCGGAGGGGAGTGCATGCGGGTGGTGTCGGCGGAGAAGGGAGAGGTTTTATTGTCTATGCTGGTGACGTGGCCAATATCGAGCACCCGCTGTAATGAGCGACCTGATCAGCTTTGTCGCTGGTGTTATCGGCGATCTAATCTCGCGTTTTTTTCTCGGCCCCATCTTCTTTTGGATCGGCTGGCCATTTGCGAAGCTGCTTTCACTCGGACGCTATCCCAAGCACAGCTGGCAAGAATCCTCGAGAGAGAGCGTCATGGTCTCGTGTCTTGGCATCGTGATTTTCGCGCTACTGCTGATGTTGCTTTTCGGGCAACTCTCAACTGATTGAGCGTCATTTCGATGTGATGCCCCGGTTAAGTCTCTGGTGTGATCGTGAGGCTGACGAGGCACTGGTTGTTCAGCTGCTCGCATCACATCCCGAAGCCCGCTCATTGCTACTATCGATATATCCCAGCGGAAGGGCTTTAAGATGGACAATGACTTGTTGATTCGAGAGCTGAGGAAGGCCTTTTCTCAGATCGACATCACTGCTGCCCAAGAGGCAGACAAAGAGGCAAAGCGAGTCAAGAAAGCGGAGCGTGCCGCCAGAAGAGCGGCTAAAAGAAAGAATCCAGCAAAAAACTCACCCCCTCCTGTGAAGGAGCGAATGGTTAAGTGCCGGGATTGTGGTAAGCCTACGAAACCAGACGAGGAGCTCTATTTCGTGCCAGTGCAATGTGATCACTGCAAAGAGCTATCTGAAACCATTGACTTGGGAATTCACCCGCGGAAGTCGGTTTCGTTTTCTTCGGTGCATATTGTGCAGGGCGGTGCCCCTGGGCTTGGCAAGCGGAAGTGAATGCAAGAGAGTGAAAGGCATCCGGCCCCTGTCGATCAAGCGCCCTTTCCGAGACCGGTCCCGCCGCCGCGAACAACCTGAGCTGGGGTAGTGCTTGTACTTCTAGACTTTGTTTTTATTCCAAGGTCTGGCGCGCCAAAGTATTTGCTTGAGGGGTCGTCTTGAGTTGCTCTTTGGGCTTTTCGCCTAGCTTTTTCTACATGCTTCAGCGCTGAAAGCGCTTCCTCGATCTGCTCGACCTTCGCTCTCACCTCGGAATCATCGGGAGCCTTGAGCATGAATTCCTCGAGAGCCTGCTTTCTAGTCTTTAACAGCCTTGTGCTATCTGACTTCGCTCCACAAATGAAGGCGTCCTCCAGCTTCAAGAGCTCGGCTTTCTTAACGGATACACCACGGAAGGAGTGTGATTTCTTCCAGCGATTTCCACTGTTGTGAAGCCTCGGCGTATTCATGGCTATCCACCTGCTCTATTGCTACAGGTAGCGTAGTTCGAGCTGATGCTTTCCGAGAAACCCTCGATGAAGAATTCTTGGAGAGCATCCGGCCCACATTCGGTGGGCCGGTAAACTCTTTCTTTTTGCATAGGCCAGCGGTCGATTTCCCGTTGATGTCTTTCGGCGCGACACGGGGTCAAGGCCCCAAAGCCAAACGCCTACTCACCACCACGCAGCCTCTCCAGCTACGCCCTCCGAATGAGGTCTCCTATGCCCAGCGCCGACATGAGGTCGAATCGCTGCATACCGTTGCGCGGTACGTCCGCTGGCTATGCATCGGCCAGCTCGGCGTCCATCAGATTGTTAAAGAGCGGCGCGGCTTTCGCTGCTGGGCCTGTGTCGTTGGCTTGGATGTAAATATAGGCACTCCCATATTTGTCGTCAATGGGTATTCCCATATTTTTTATAGGAGGCGATAAAAAGCCCGCTCAGTGGCGGGCTCATTTACGCGTCGCAGTATTCTCGCCAGCCGATCCTGACGGCCCCGTCATGTAGATGCTCTAAGCGTATGCCGGCGGTATCACCAATGTCCTGAATCACCTGATGCCATGCCTCCTGGCTCTCGTCGTCGCGTCTTGAGACGACAACCATTTGGATCTTCTGTACACCAGGGGAGGCAATTATTCCCTGTATGCGTCGACCTACCAGCTCATAGGAGTTTCTTAGTTTTGGTTTTTGGGAGAGGGCTTCATCCACGGTTCGCTCCTTGCTTTTGCTGTATGGATGTACAGTATTGATGCTGCCATAAATTGGCAAGAGGGAAGTGAAACTAACCGTTTGAATGACCAGGAACCTCGAACGAATACCTCTCTGACAGGCATAAAAAAGCCCGCACTTGGCGGGCTCTAGGCAGCAGGTCTGTTACCTGGTGGCGTTTACGACCTTTCTTAGGCCGTCCATGTCCTTTTCGGAGACCTTTCCCTCAGTGCCGCAAACCTTGAACTCCACTAGCTTTGCTGAGGCAAGGCGCTCCAAATTCTGGCGATCCACGCGCTTTGTGAAACGCTCCATAGTCGACGAGCCCGCTACAGTGTTCGAGTATTCCATTTCGAGATACGGATCCCGCACTCCGTCAACCAGCCAGTCAGAGTGATGGCAATCCAAATACTGCCATCGATCCGCCCTGGTAAGGAGTTCGATGCGATATGCATAAGGAGCTGCATATCCTTTCGGGTAAAAAGCCATTGTGGACAGCGAAAATCCTTCGGCCTCTTCGGGGATGGACATCCAGGAAACGGAGCGTGATCCGTTAAAGCGATCAACCTCATCCTTGAATACGCCTGCATACGAGGCGCAGGAAAATAGCAGGAGTGCTGCAGAAATGATGAAGTGCTGAGTCATTGGATCCCTCCCTAAATTGATCCTCGACTCTACCATCATGGCCCACAGCCACCAAGGCAAGGGGCGAATGCAGAAAGCCCGCTCAGTGGCGGGCTACGGGGAGGCGGGAAGGGTGGAAACAAAAAGCCCGGCGCTGGGCCAGGCAGATTTGAGGGGCTTTATCCGAGAATAGCGCCTTCTGGCGCCAAGGAGACTTGAAGGGCTGCACAGTCAATTTTCTCTCCATCAGCCACAACAAAAACCTTGATTTTGCTCGGTCCTTGAAGATTGAGTGGAGAAATCATAACCATCGCCTGGGCTGAAAAGCCCTTGGGATCCTCAATGAGACCTTGGCCCTGGGAAATTTGCTGAATTTCATCCTCCCCAAGAGCTACATCAAATGCAGTCTCTTCTCCGACCAGAACCTTGAAACTAAGGCTTTTGAAAGGATCATCGCGACCCGTCATTGCCGTAATAAGAACGTAAAGTTTTGGGATGACGCAAGGAAAACTACTCACGTAAAGCAAGCTACTGACAACGCCAATTAGAGAGGTTTTTCCATTGACCTCATGGCGGACATCATCACAAAAAAGAGAGTATGCGTGGCGATTCATTTGGTCGTCCGAGATTCAAATAACCGTTCTTGTCTGTCCATTATCTCTTCTAGCTTCTCTGCCGAGATGTTAAGAACCTGGCGAAGACGCTTACAGGTGGACCGATGCGGGTCTATATTGCCCTTTTCAAGGCGTGCAACCTGAGCCTGTGTCGTTCCCAAAAGCTCGGAGAACTTCTGCTGACTCCATCCATTCTTGAGGCGGAGACTTTTAATAGTCTCTCCCTCTTCGTCGTAAAACTCATCAGCAACCGAGGCTCTGGCCTTCTTCAGCTCCTCGCTCAGAGAACTATCAGCCTCAATGCGCCCTAAAAGCCCGGCAAAAGCCGAGTTCTTTTTTGCAAGCGGGGCAGGTGGAAAGGAGGCGGAGAACTGAACGACAACGCCTGTGAGAGGCACACCAGTCTGAGCCTCACCACTGGTCGTCATCAAGCTTGTTATAGGCTGCATAGATGCGCTGCGTAATAGGATGGCTTTCGTCATAATCAAATTCTCTCTCAACAACCGCAAGGACGAGGTACTGATCCTTAGAGGGGTTGAATGCATAGATAATTCGGTACTCATGGCCTTTTCTGGATAGCTCGAAATCTCGCATCCGCCAAAGGTTCAGTCCTTTTCTCTGAGCGCTAATCCATTTACCGATATTGATTACGGCGCCCCTGATCGGATGCTTGGGGGAGCCCCCATACCCGTCTTGTGTAAGCCTGTCGAGAAGGTCTTGGTCGCAAGAAAGCTGTTCCAGGAGGGCGATGACCCTCAAGGCAACCACGCGATTCTCTTGCAGTAACCTTTCCAGATCGGCAGTAGCATCGTCGCTCACGATCAGTTCGTACACTATATCTTCCTAGATATAATTCAACAAGTCGCTTGCCGGTTTTCGCCGCTAACCGGCAAGCCGGCACCCCGCCCAGCACTTACCGACTTCACCTCATCCACGCGCGCCATAGAACTGGTTCAGCGCTATCAGCTCAACAACAGCCACCATCACGCAGAATGCAACAAAGCCTCGCGTGAAGACCCTGCGAGGTTTTTCGTAAGGCTGGAGATTAGCGAGACCACCGAGAAGGTCGGATAAAAAATCAAGCAGCCCCATCAGCCATCTGCCTCGCTGCACCCAGTCTTCAGCTGGGACGTTTACGTTTCAATGAAGAACCCTGCGGCTCTCTCCGATCCTGATCCGATCCAACGCCCGGTTTAACGCGTCCAGGGCGTTAAGCAGGGCTTTCGCCTCAGTCTCTCGCCCATCCCCCCAAAGCCGCTCAGCCATTTTGTTGAGGGCCTGGATGGATCGCTCGATATCAGCAGCAGTCGCTGCCTTGACATCCGCCGGCTGCTTCTTTGGCATTTAGTAGAACTTTTGTAGGGCCTGAACTACGACGCCAACAATTCGGCAGTTCTCGTCGACCGGCTCGATCGGGTAACCAGGATTCAGGGGTTTTAAGAACAGTCGACCGCCATCGCTCACCAGCTTCTTGAACGTCGCCTCATTGCTGTCTGGCAGCTTGGCCACGACCAATTTGCCTGGAGATACCTCAACCTCGGTGTCGACCAGAATTAGCGTTCCTTCCGTGATGCTCTGGCCGGCTGGGGCAGTCATCGAATCACCTTTGACTTTCAGCCAGAACGCCGGGCCTTTCGAGTCGTATTCGGAAAACTCGTAGGTGTCGGAAATTCCGGCCGGGTAGGGCTCAACAGCCTCTGCCCAGGCGCCGGCGGCGACCCAGCTGATGACAGGGTATCGGAAGGACCGGGATGGTTGGACGGCCATCGAGACATTGGACTCGGCCGGTCCGCTCCCCGTGGTAGATGTCATTGGGCCGATCTCATCTGACAGCCACTTGGCACTCACACCGCAAGCGTCAGCAATCTTTACAACGTGCGCAGTCGCTTTCGACTTCCCGCGCTCGAGGTCAGAAATCGATGTTTGTGTGATACCCGCCTTGGCGGCCAGTTCAACCTGGTTGAGCTGCGCGTGCCGGCGTGCGGCTTTTAAACGGTCTTTGAATTCCATTGCGGGAGTATTACGGGCGCTCCCATATCCTTGCAAATCGGCATTCCCATAACCTACTATATGGGTATTCCCGTATGGAGGGGCATCATGAACGCAATATACAAGGGCCTCGTTGATTACTTCGGCACGCAGGAGGCCACCGCCGAAAAGCTCAAGGTTGATCAAAGCACCGTTTCCGGATGGGTTCGGGGGAAGCACGGCATGTCTCCAGTTATTGCCAAGCGAGCGGAGGCGTTGACCGAAGGTGCTTTCAAAAAAGAATCCCTATGTCCGTCTTTTCCTTGGGCCGAAATGGCCGCCTGATCAGGCTCTCGCTGATTCGATGAACAAATGATCGCCCACCACCCAGGCAGGGCGCCACGGAAACAGAAGAGAGGTTTTACGAATGGAAGATTTTCTGCGGTCCTGCCAAAGCGCTGTGCTGGACAACGAGGCCAAGGCCCTGGCTGCAAAGATGGGTGTTCCCCACGTCAGCCTGCTGCAGCGCGCCAATCCGGATAACGATGCCCACCACCTGACGGTTGAGCATCTGTTCGGGATCTTGCTGCACACCGGCGATATGCGCCCGCTCGCAGCCCTGGCCAATGAGTTTGGTTTTGACCTGGTGGCGCGGAAGGCGCCCGAGCCTCAAGCCCTGACCAAGTCCCTGATCAATGTCGGCAAGGAAGTGGCCGACCTGACTATCGCAGTGCACGAAGCCCTGGGCGACGACCACGTCAGTGCTTTCGAGAAATCCCTGATCCGCCAAGAGATCGACCATGTCCGCCACAGCCTCGACGTGATGGATGCGTCGGTAAAGGCCGCTTGAAATGCAATTCACCATCACGATCAATCAGGTGAAGGCGCTCGAGTGGGGGCTGAATTCTCAGCAGGCCCTGCTGTTCGCCTTCATCTACGGCAGCCCGAGCTGGACCAAGCCGGTTAAGACCGACAACGGGATCTTCTTCGCGCTGAGCAAGGCCAAGATCGTCGAGGAACTGCTGCTTCTCACCGACAAGCCAGACACTGCCTATCGCATGCTGAAGGTCCTGGATGAGGCAGGTTTAATCGAGCTTTCCAGCACTTTCAATATCACGCTTTTCCGGCTGACCGAAAAGGCCGTCGAGTGGAATCCCAATCGCATGGGTTACGTCAGTGCTTATCAGCCGCCAGTGCAATCCCCTCGACGCAGTACGAAGAAGGAGCCGATTCCTTCAAGTTTGCGTGCCCAGGTATTTGCTCGCGATGGTTACGCCTGTCTGCGTTGCGGCTGCTCGGTGCTGCTGCGCTTAAGAGCCGACCACGTTGTTCCCGAAAGCAAAGGCGGCAAAGCATCCATAGAGAGTCTTCAAACCCTATGCATGTCATGCAACAGCTGGAAAGGCGTTCAGACCATAGACTTTCGTGGCTTCGCCGGAGGTGCAGCATGAGCATGGGCCTTATGGTCGCCGCGATGAAGCTTCGCGTCGGCAATCCGTTGCGCAAGCTGGTACTGATCAAGCTGGCCGACAATGCCAGTGATATGGGCGAGTGCTGGCCGTCCTACCAGCACATCGCGGACCAGTGCGAGATCAGCAAGCGTTCGGTCATGAATCACATTTCCGCCCTGTGCGACTCAGGACTTCTTCGCAAGGAAACCCGGAAGGGTGGGCCTAAAGGAAATTCGTCCAACGTGTACTTCCTCACCCTTGATGGTGGTGCACCTCCTACACCAGGGGTAGTGCAGGAGATTCACCAGGGTAGTGCAGCGGATACACCCCCTAGTGAATCTGCTGCACCAGGGGGTAGTGCAGGAGCTGCACCCAGAACCTGTCACTCTCCTGAATCGGTCATTGAACCAGTCATTGAACCAATTGCGCCCCAGGCTGCCGCCAAGGCCGCAACGGGACAAGTCGTTGCATTTGCTCCCCAGCAACCGCGGTGTGAAATCCCAGCCGACATGCCTGGCCCAAAAGACCAGTCCTGCAAAACCTTCAAGGCATGGGCCAACTACGCCATGGCTTACCGCAAGCGCTACAACGCCTGGCCGGTGTGGAACGCCAAGGTCGCCGGGCAGGTTGGCCAACTGATCGACCGCCTGGGCACCGACGTTGCCCATCACGTCGCCGCGTACTTCCTGACCATCGACGACTCGCGTTTGATCAACGGCTGCCACGGCATTGGCGACCTGCTGGCCAAGGCCGAGGCCTACCACACCCAGTGGGCCACCAACCGCCGCATGAACTCGACCACTGCCCAGCAGATCGAGCGCAAGCAGGCGAACCTGAACGCCGGCATGGAAGCGGCTCAACGGATCATGCAGCGCGCAGGAGGGCAGCCCAATGAGTTCCTCTGAGCGCATGGCGCCTGACCAAATCGCCCGCCTGACCCTGGCGATCACAGCCACCGCGGAAGTGCTGGGCCAGACCATCACGTCCGAAGCCGCCGAAATGATGGCTGACGACCTGGCCGACTATCCCGCTGAGGCGGTGGCCGGCGCGCTGAAGGCCTGCCGCCGCGAGCTGACCGGCAAGCTGACCTTGGCCGCCATCCTCCAGCGGGTGCAGGCCGCCGACGGCCGCCCGGGCAAGGACGAAGCCTGGGCCATTGCCATGACCACCAACGACGAGTTCGAAACCGTGGTGCTGACCGACGAGATTCAGCTGGCCCTGGCCGCTGCAAAGCCTGTGCTCGACGCCGGCGACAAGGTGGGGGCGCGCATGGCGTTCATCAGCGCTTACGAGCGGTTCGTGGGTCAGGCCCGGGAAGACGCCAAACCGGTCAACTGGCACGTCTCGGTGGGCTTCGACGCCAATCGCCGCATCCAGGCGGTCACCAAGGCCGTGGAGATGCAGCGTATCCCGCAGGAGCGTGGACGGTTGTACCTGGCCGACCTGAGCGTCACGCCAGTTACCGAAGACGGCCGGGCCGTCGTAGCACTGCTCACCGGTGAAGTGGCCAGGCCATCGCCAAAGTTGCGGGCAAAGCTTGAGGCCGTGAAGAACTCGATGCTGGAAATGCGAGCGGCATCAGCGAAAAGGAAGGACGAAATGCGGATTGAAGCAGCCAACGAGTTGGCGGATCGCCGGGCGATGCTGGTTCAGCAGGCCCAGGAATTGGAAGCGGGGAGGGCAGTGCAATGACTGACTATATCGAACTGAGGCGCGTGGCCGAGGCTGCCGAGAATGCTTTCGCGCAACTGTGCCAATCCGGTGGGGACGATCTGGCAGAAGCCTGGAGCAAGGCCGAAACGGAATTCGCCAATGCCGCCAACCCAGCCGAAGTTCTGGCCCTGATCGCCGAGAACGAGCGCCTGAGCCAATTCGAACAGGCGAACACGAACTGGCTTGAAAAAACTGAATGGGTCCAGAAGACGTGTCATTGGTCCGAGCTGGGCAAGCACCGCGCCGATGTCCTGCGGGAGCGTATTGAACAGTTTCAGGCCGGCTTCAAAAACTTCCACTGCAGCCTCTGCAAACGCTTCGGTTACTACCACGACGATATCGACTGGCAACGTGACCAGGTGTCGCTGGAAGAGCACATCGCCGCCCAGTTCGGCCACGTCAGCGCGGAGAACAGTTCACTGCGTGGACAGATGGCGACTGTGCAGCGTGGCGCGGGCCAGCTCAAGGCCGAGAACGAGGCCCTACGCAAGTCTCTGATAGATCTTCGCGAAGCACTAGAACGAGAGTATTGGAACGAGTACGCAGGGTTGGACGAAACTCGCAGCATCCTTGATGCCGCCGTGGGCAAGGAGGCCGCCCATGGCTGAGCTCGCATTAATCCGCACTGCTCAGGGCTTGGTGCCGGCCACCGAGGCCGACCGTGAAGTCACTCAACGCTGGAAGCTTGGCCAGGTGGTGCATGGCAAATTCACCAAGATGCGCAACGCCAAGTTTCACGGGAAGTTCTTCTCGATGCTCGATTTGGCATGGGAGTACTGGGAGCCCGTCGGCGGCCTGATCCCTCGCCAGGAGATGCGCGGCATCCGCGGTCTGGCCAAGTTCTTCGAAGCGCAGAGCGGCAAGCCAGGGCAGCTATCGAATGCGGTAGACGCTTACATCGCTGGGCTTGAGCAAGTGCGCTCCGAGCGCTTCCCTGCGGTCGACAAGTCCCGCGAAGCCTTCCGCGAGTGGGTGACCATTGAGGCTGGTCACTTCCACCTGGTACGCACGCCTGACGGTGTGCGCAAAGAAGCCAAGTCCATCAGTTGGGCCAGCATGGACGACACCCAATTCGAGCCGCTGTACCGGGACGTCTTCAACGCCTGCTGGCGGCTGGTGCTGTCGGCGCATTTTGAGAGCGAGGAGCAGGCCCTGGCCGCGGCGGACATGATCGGGAGCTACGCATGAGGGCTCCTATCAAGCAGCGTCGCCAGAAAACATGCGGCAACCCGGTGTGCGGCGTGAAGTTTACTCCGACCCAGCTAGGGCAGAAGGTTTGCGGCTGGGCCTGCGGCCTGGCCATCAAGGGGGTGAACCAGGAGAAGGCGCGAAAAGCGATCCAGCAGCGTGAGCGCAAGGAGATCCGCGCAGCCAAGGAGCGGGTGAAGTCGCGTGCAGATCACATGCGCGAGGCCCAGGCTCTTTTTAATCAGTGGATCCGGCTGCGGGATGCGCACCTTGGTTGTGTGAGCTGCGATAAGCCGGCGACCTGGAATGGCCAGTGGCATGCCTCGCACTTCCTAAGTGTCGGCTCGTCGCCTGAGCACCGATTCAACCCGCTGAACGTGCACAAGGCCTGCTCGGTCTGCAACAACCACCTGAGCGGAAATATCCACGGATACCGGCCAGAGCTTGAGCGTCGTATCGGTATCGAAGCGGTAGAGGCCCTATTCGGGCCCTGCGAGCCAAAACGCTACACCATCCCGGAGTTGCAAGAGATCAAGGCTGACTGCCGGGCGAAAATCAAAGAGCTGAAGGGGAGAGCAGCATGAACTACCACAACGTGATTTCGGCGGTCGTGCGTGCTCTGGCCGCCGAGACGATCAATAGCGCCGGCGGCTGCGATTTCGAGCCGAAGGTCCAGGCTGCCAAGCAGAAGGGCGAGATCTCTGGCAAGGATGCCGCACTACTGGCCGACTGCATCGTCCATAAGCTGCTGCATGCCCAGTTGAGCCCGCGGCACTGGAATGCACTGGTGGCGAAGTACAGCACCCACCGTGGTCGGAAGATCGATTCCATTGGACGTCTGGTCGCTGTCGTGGAGAGCCCGGCGCCGCGCCGCTTCACCCAGCAGGCTGTCCTGGTGTGGGCCGTGCCGCAGCAGTCGAAGGGCATCCAGCGCAAGGTCGTCCAAGTGAAGGTGCCAGAGCCGCGGGCGGATGAGCAAGATCCTGGAAAGTGGGATTGGCGGAACAAGGCCGCGGCTGAAGCCGTTACCCGGGCGAACCGGAACGCCCGCGCCGTGGCAGAGACGAAGCCGGGCGAGATGATCGTCCTGGCCGACTCGAACTACGACATGACGAACTGGGATTCGCAGGGTCTGACGGAGCGAACCTACCAGCGCTGGAGCAAGACAATCCGGGGGAATCTGGAGGCGATGGTGGACGAGGCCCTGGTTGAGGCTCAACACATGCTGGAGGCGGTTGGGGTGCTTTCTGGCGAGGCTGCATGAAGAGGGCCTCAAAAGGGCTTGCAATATCATGTCGCCATGTCGCATTATTCACCCATCCTGTCATTCCTGCGCGTGTTGAGGTGTGACTATCAAGGCCCAGCAAATGCTGGGCTTTTTCACATGGAGGTGGATGTGGAGCCGTACGTAGTAGATTTCAGTACCCTGGGTTGGTTTGTCGATACCGGAGGTGCTTGTTGGTACTTCAAAGTTGCCGATGAATCTTCTGGTGTGGCCCTGGCACACTATTTCAACCAGGCAGAGAACAGAGATCGGCTTGATGCTCATCGGCATGAAGTTGCGGTTGAAGTTAGCTCGTTGAGGCTATGGCTTCTCACGCTCCGCGATATGGAAATTGATGTACTGAAATATGGATATAAGAGCACAGGCGTATTCGATGCCACTAAGCCTGAAATGATCGATTTGACCCTTTAATTGCTCTGTCCAAACAAGCCCCGCATTCGTCGGGGCTTTTTCGTTTCTGATACCCCACTATGGTCGTCACGGCCTGTTCTTTCGCCCGTCACGCTGCGGGCTTTTTTATTCCTCAACTCCCGACCGGGAGGAAATCGAGATGCCGAACATGCCCGATAAACCAGATACCTGGCTGCTCGTCCTAGCGTGGCTGAGCCAGCACGCACCGACGATCTATGCCGGAGCGCTGTCGTTTGTGGTTGGTGCGCTACGCATCATCTACGGCGGCGGGACTCGGCGCCAGGCGCTGCTCGAGGCTTGTCTCTGCACCCTGATCACCATCGGGCTGATACCGCTGCTCGAGTATTTCGGGTTGCCGCAGAGCTTCGCCACGCCTGCTGGAGTGTTCATCGGCTTCCTCGGTGTGAAGAAGATCGCTGAACTGGCTGATCGGTTCGCTGACTTCAAGCTGCCGAGTCGAAGGGTGGAGTAGTCCCATGGACTACATCATCGGCGGAAACCACTACTCCGCGAGCTACCAGGGCCTGCGTGAAGAGCACACCAGATTCGCCCAGATGACCGACAAGCGCTTCCTGAAGGAGCTGCCCGCGGCGCTGCACTTCGCCGTATTCGTGTGCTGGTTCAAGGAGCTGCCGTCGAGCCAGGTCCTTTCTGATGAGGGGATCGTTCACCAGCTGGCCCACCTGATCCACTTGAAAGGGGAGCCGCTGGTGATGACGAGGCTTGGTGAGATCCGCGAACTGTTCAACAAGCAGCTGCAGCTCGCAGCGTAAGTCGCGACACGTTTCGCGAATCAATCAAATCGTGTCGTGACACTGGAGAGAGTTATGAAACTGATCCTCAAGCGAGTAGAGCGGGAGGGCGATATGCCGTGTTCGTTCGCACTCCATGCAGAAGATGGCCAGATACTCCCGTGCCAGGTATCCACCAGCATGGATAGCGAAGGAGCAAGGCCTCCGACCTTGACCGTCACGTTCACCGTGGATGGCGACCAGATCAAAGTGCAGGGCGACGTATGAGCAACGTAACCCGCCTGCGCCACGCTCTCCCAATGAGTCAGGACATCAACAAGTCACTGGCCGAACTGGATAGCGCGATTGCCAAGGCAATCGACGCCGCCAAGGCTGCCGGCCTGCCGCAAGGCCTGATCGTCGCGGAGCTTCACGGGCATGCCCACGCACAGACCCACAACATGGTGAAAGCATGACCGCAGACATTCACGACATCGCAGACCATCGCCCGCACCTGATGGTGGTAGCCAGTGACGGCGCCCACGTTATTCCGCGCTCGCTGGTTCAGTCAGTGATCGACGGCAAGCAACCTTCCTCCATCCTGACCGAGCCGGTGGTTCAGCGCATCATTGAAGAGTGGTTGCAGAAGGTGAGCGCATGACTGCCAAGCTGATTGATTTCAAGCGTGAGGGCTGGCGCGATGCCGCCAAGACACTGCGCAAGATCGCAGATGACCTCGATGCCGGTGTGCACCCGGAATGCACTGTGGGCGCGCTGACCCTCATGGGGCCGAAAGGCGAAGTGACGGTGTTCGGACTGGGTCCCAAGTGCGACGACCTGCAATGCCTGGGAGCGATGCGGCTGGGTGAGCAGAAGCTGATTGATGTGCTGCTGGATGGCGGGGAAGGGTAGGTGTGCCGCAGATGAGCGCGGCACGGGTGCATCACTGCGTTCTCAGTGCGGCTTGGATCTGATCGGCATATGTAGAGAGATTTTGGAACTCGCGAGCCAAGCTGGTGGCATCTGCCCCGGAAGCCTTGGCTGCAATTACCTCTAGCGCGGCGGAAACTGCAAGCGCTCGCTTCTCTGACGCATCAATCTCTCGGCTTTCCCCGGCACTGGTTACGGCATTCAGAATTGTTGCTGACATTGTTGCTCTCCTTGCAATGGATTGAATGACCATCAATACCGGCAGCAAGCCATCATTTCAAGCCCAAGGTGACCTATGGATAGGCCATACCCTCCATCGTCACTGCCCGAGCTGTCGGAGCTGTCCGACTTCGGTATCCGTCTGACCCCTGCACCCGAGGTGTGGGAATGGCTCCAAGCCGAGATCCTTGCCGAAACCGGCAGCATCCATAACGAAGACCACTCCCACCTACTGGATGCGGACATTCAGGTCATGTGGGCATCGTCGAGCTTCGAGAAGCAGGGCAGGACAGTACTCGGCCAGGCCGAACAGGTCGCGTTCCGTGCCGGTGGCTGGCAGAAAGCCCGGATGGAGCAGCAGATGCGTGACTGGTTCGGCGAGGTGCCGGCCTTCATCATCACCTTGGCCGCTGACTACTGTGCGGAGTGCTCCGACGCTGAGTTCTGCGCATTGGTTGAGCACGAGCTCTATCACATCGCTCAGGCCACCGATAAGTACGGCCAGCCGGCCTTCACTGAAGAAGGCGCTCTCAAGCTGAAGCTGCGCGGACACGACGTCGAGGAGTTCGTCGGCGTGGTCCGGCGCTATGGTGCCAGCCGAGAAGTGCAGGCCCTGGTGGATGCTGCAAACAATCCTGCCGAGGTGGGGAAATTGAACATATCGAGGGCCTGCGGAACCTGTCTGCTCAGATCGGCCTGACCCCTGACAGACATAAGACGGAATTTACCCTATGGCATCCCTGAACAATGAGGTGAAAGGCTTCATCGTTCAGGCCTTGGCGTGCTTCGACACTCCGTCGCAAGTTGCAGCGGCAGTCAGAGACGAGTTCGCCATAGAGGTGACCCGTCAGCAGTGTGAGGCACACGACCCAACGAAGCGCGCCGGACGCGACCTGGCCAAGAAGTGGGTGGTCCTGTTCAACGATACCCGCAAGCGCTTTCGCGAAGAGACGGCAGAGATCCCGATCGCCAACCGTGCGTTCCGGCTTCGCGCCATGAATCGCTTCGTGGAGAAGGCCGAAACGATGAAGAACATCGGCTTGGCTATGCAGATCCTGGAGCAGGCCGCGAAGGAAGTCGGCGACGTCTACGTGAATCGCCACCGAAAGGATGAGCCTGACGACGAGCCGGCGATCCCGACCCGAATCCAGGTCGACGTAGTGGATGCGAGGAAGCCGAATGCCGAGCCTTAACGTTCCGCAGGCTCAGTTCCTCACGCTTCCCCACAAGTTTCGCGCATTCGTTGCTGGCTTCGGCTCAGGGAAGACCTGGGTTGGATGCTCGGCACTGAGCAAGCATTTCATGGAGTGGCCCGGCGTCAACGCTGGTTACTTCGCACCGACTTACCCGCAGATCCGGGACATCTTCTATCCAACCATGGATGAGGTGGCCTATGACTGGGGGCTGAAGACCAAGATCAACCAAGCGAACCATGAGGTTCACATCTACAGCGGCCGGCAGTACCGCGGCACTGTGATCTGCAGGTCGATGGAGAAGCCGCAGACCATCGTCGGCTTCAAGATCGGTCATGCCCTGGTCGATGAGCTGGATGTGCTGACGTCGATCAAGGCGCAGCAGGCCTGGCGCAAGATCATTGCTCGGATGCGCTACAACCTGCCGGGCTTGAAGAACGGCGTGGACGTCACCACGACGCCGGAAGGCTTCAAGTTCGTGTTCCAGCAGTTCGTGAAGCAGCTGCGCGACAAGCCGGCGCTCAAGGAAATGTACGGCCTGGTCCAGGCCAGTACGTTCGACAACGAGCTGAACCTGCCGGACGACTACATCGCCTCGCTGATGGAGTCGTACCCCGAGCAGTTGATCAGGGCCTACCTGAACGGCCAGTTCGTCAACCTGACCTCTGGTTCGATCTACCACGCTTACGACCGCAAGCTGAACCAGTGCTTCGACACGGTCCAGGCTGGCGAGCCTCTATTCATTGGCATGGACTTCAACGTCGGCAAGATGGCGGCGATCACCCACGTCAAGCGCGAGCAAGGGCTGCCCAGGGCGGTGGATGAGCTCATGGATGGCTACGACACGCCCGACATGATCCGCCGCATCAAGGAGCGCTACTGGCGCCACAACGGCAACGACTTCGAGAAGACCTGCGAAATCCGAATCTATCCGGACGCCTCTGGCGACTCACGCAAATCGGTCAACGCCAGCATGACAGATATCGCCATGCTCAAGCAGGCCGGTTTCTCCGTCATCGCGCCCGCAGCGAACCCACCGGTGAAGGATCGGATCAACGCCATGAACGCCATGTTCTGCAACGCCCAGGGCGAACGGCGCTACTTGGTCAACCCGTTCACCTGCCCGACCTACGCCGATGGCCTGGAGCAGCAGATTTGGGCGCCCAACGGCGAGCCGGACAAGACACAAGGCAACGACCACGCCAACGATGGTGGTGGTTATTTCATTCACCGCGAGTACCCGATCATCAAACCGGTCACCGCTATCAAAATGGGATACGCCCGATGAGCAACGACGTCTCCTTCAAGCGGGCGAACTACCTCGAGGTGCTCGATCGTTGGTCTACAGTGCGCGACGTGTGCGCCGGCCAGCACCGGGTTGTCGACCGACTGCCGTATATCAACGCACACGACAAGTCGCCGGAGAACCAGGACCGCAACAAGGCATACCGCGAGCGGGCGGTGTTCAAGAACGCTACTGGGCACACCCGTAACGGGCTGCTCGGACTGGCCTTCCACAAAGACCCGACGTTGACTGTACCGAAGAAGCTGGAGTACCTGCAGGACAACGCCAACGGCTCCGGCGTGAGCATCTACCAGCACTCGCAGGGCACGCTTGAGAAGGTACTTGAGGCTGGGCGTCATGGCCTGTACGTCGACTATCACCAGGATGATGGTGTTGGAGGTCACTCGGTGATCCTGTCGTACTGCGCCGAGGACATCATCAACTGGCGCACCGGCATGGTGAATGGGCACAGCGTTCTAACCCTGGTGGTGCTGCGAGAGGCGCCGGAGGTCGAGGACGGCTTTGGCTTCAAGGTGATTGAGCAGTATCGCGAGCTGGCACTTGAGCCCGACGGCTTTGTCTGTCGGGTCTGGCGACGGTCTGGTCCTAAAGGTGGAGGCCCGCTGGCCATCGTTGAGGAGTTCAGGCCTGAAGGCATCACTGGACGCCTGAAAGAGATCCCGTTCACCTTCGTCGGCGCGCAAAACAACGATCCCAGCATCGACGAGTCGCCGCTCTACGACATCGCCATGATCAACCTGGGCCATTACCGAAACAGTGCCGACTACGAGGACAGCGTCTTCTGGTGTGGTCAGGCCCAGCCGTGGATCTCCGGTTTGGATGAGCAGTGGCGAGACTGGATGGAGAAGAACGGCGTCTATGTCGGTTCCCGCGCTCCGATGATGCTGCCTGCTGGTGGCGCATTCGGTTACGCGCAGCCACTGCCGAACACACTGGTCAAGGAGGCGATGGCCGACAAGAATCAGATGATGATTGAGCTGGGTGCTCGCATGGTGGTGGCTTCGCTTTCGTCCAAGACAGCGACAGAGGCCCGCGGCGATCAATCGGCATCGACTTCGGTGCTGGCTGGTTGTGTGGCCAACGTCAGTGAGGCTTACACCCGGGCGATCATGTGGTGCTCTACCTACATGGGTGTCACGGACAACAAAGTCGCCTACCAGGTCAATCAGGAGTTCGTTGAACTGACGGCGGATCCGCAGATGATCACCGCACTGGTTGGGCTCTGGCAGAACGGCGGGTTTGCGAAGGCCGATTTGCGGGCCTACCTGCGCAAGCTGGGCCTGATTGCGCCAGAACGCACGGACCTGCAGATCGACGGTGAACTGCAGGAGCAGGGCGACGGCCTGGGCCTGGATGACGAGGGCGCACCAAATGGCGGTAAACCAGGCAACTCTTGATGCCACGATCCGGCACGCTGTCTTCCTCGAGCAGTTGAAGGCGGGGGAGGTGGGCAAGTTCGCTCCCTTCCTCAAAGAGATTGACCGGTCGATTCGGGATCGCCTCACTCAGTCGGACCTGACCGAGTACAACGTCAAACGCCTGGAAGCGTTGCTGAAAGAGGTCGACAGCCTGCTGCTAGGTATCTTCGACCGCTACAGCGCGCTGCTGAACCTCGACCTGATCGACATCGCTAACTACGAGGCCGAGTTTGAGGCTACGAGCTTGGCCAGGTCGGCGCCGGTCGGTGTCTCGCTGGATGTGGTGGCGCCTACGGCAGCAGCGATCCGCACAGCGGTGTTGACCAACCCGCTCAGCGTGCGTGGCACTGGTGGCGGCAAGCTGCTGAAGTCCTTCATCAAGGGCTGGACCAGTGCAGAGCGCGACCGCGTCACTGGCACGATCCGTCAGGGCTTCTTTGAAGGGCAGACCAACTTTCAGGTCATCCGCAACATCCGTGGTACCAAGGCCGCCGGCTACAAGGACGGCATTCTTGCCACCACCAATCGCAATGCCAGCACGGTCGTGCATACCGCGATCCAGCATGTGTCGTCCCAGGCGCGCATGGAGGTGGCCAAGGCCAATACGGACATTGTGTCCAAGGTTGAGATGGTCGCCACGCTGGACAGCAAGACCAGCCAGCAATGCCGGTCAATGGATAAGCGCCGGTTCCCGGTCGACGCAGGGCCCAGGCCGCCATTTCACCCGAATTGCCGGACCACGTTCGTGCTGCTGACCAAGCTCAGTGAGATGTTCGCCAAGGGCGCCACGCGGGCCGCTGTAGGGGCAGATGGAGCAGGGCAGGTCAGTGCGAGCCTGGATTACTACCACTGGCTCCAGCTGCAGCCTGCTTCGTTCCAGGACGTGGCGATCGGACCTGTCCGAGGCAAGTTGTTCCGGGAGGGCGGGCTGACCGTGAAGCGTTTCGCAGAGCTGCAGCTTGATCGCAACTTCGCGTCGCTGACCCTAGCTCAGATGAAGAGCCTGGAGCCGTTGGCATTCGAGCGTGCGGGAATCTGATATAGGATTGTGGCTCATATCAAGGAGCCGTTATGGATCAGGTCATTCAACGGAAAATCGAAGAGGCTTTAAAAGGACTTTTCAGTGCCGTCTCAATGCTTCAGGAGGCCTACCCGGGTAAGCCTTTCACACCTGATGGTCGCCTTGTTGGCGATATCGGTGAAGTCGTTGCCAGCTTGGCTTATGGCTTGACTCTGAATGACGGGCTGACCAAGCACCATGATGCCGTCACGGATGATGGGCGGAATGTGCAAATAAAAACCACCTTCGGCACCAGCCTTACCTTTCCGGTACACCACGTGCCTGATTACTACCTCGGTATTCGAATGAATCGAGATGGGACGTTCGAGGAGATCTATAACGGTCCAGGACATCTTATTCGGGCGGAGCTTTCTGGGCGGAAGGCCACGAAGACTGGTCTACATGGAGGTCTGATGGCAATGCTCAAGCGAATAAATCAGTTAGTTCCAGAAGCAGACCGAATACCTAAACGCTAAATCAAATCGAACCCGGCCATGTGCCGGGTTTTTTTATGCCTGCAAAGCGGGCGACACAAACCCAAGGGGTGCATCAACGTGGCAGAAGAAAACGAAATCGACCTGGAAAACCCGGCAATCAAGGCCGCTATCGCGACTGCCGTTGAAGCATCCGTTTCCGGGCTGAAAACCAAGAACACTGAACTGCTGGGCAAGCTGAAGGACGCCTCCGGCAAGCTCAGCCAGTTCGAGACCCAGTTTGAAGGCATCGATATCGACGCTGTCAAAGGCTTGCTCAGCCGGGCTGGCCAAGACGAAGAAACCAAGCTGCTGACTGAGGGCAAGGTAGATGAGGTCTTCAATCGCCGTACCGAGCGCCTGCGTGGTGACTACGACAAGCAGTTGAAGGCCGTCACTGCGCGGGCCGAGAAAGCCGAAGCATTCGCCGCCAAGTTCCAGGGCAAAGTCCTGGGCGACTCTGTGCGCGGTGCAGCACTGAAAGCCGGCGCACTGCCAGAAGCAACCGACGACATCATCCTGCGCGCCAAAGGCGTGTTCTCGCTGAACGAAGAGGGCGAAGCGGTTGCCGTTGATGAGTCCGGCCAGGTCATCCTCGGCAAGGACGGCAAGACCCCTCTGACGCCGCTCGAGTGGGCGGAGTCTCTGCGCGAAAGCGCGCCTCACCTGTGGCCAAGGGCTTCAGGCACACAAGCCCCGGGCGGGGGTAGCGGCCAGGCTGCATTCAAGCGCTCCGAAATGACTGCCGAGCAGAAGCGCGACTACCAACGCAAGCACGGCCAAACCGCATTCCTGCAATTGCCCAAGTAAGGGGATTCACCCATGGCAACGACTGTTAATAGCGACCTGATCATCTACAACGATGAGGCGCAAACCGCATACCTGGAGCGTGTCCAGGACAACCTCGATGTGTTCAACGCATCGTCCAATGGTGCGATCGTGCTCGACAACGAGCTGATTGAAGGCGATTTCCGCAAGCGAGCCTTCTACAAGATCGGTGGTTCGTTGGAACATCGCGATGTCAACTCCACCAGTAAGGTGACGGCGAAGAAGATCGGTGCCGGCGAGGCTGTTGGCGTCAAGGCTCCGTGGAAATACGGCCCGTACCAGACCACCGAAGAGTTGTTCAAGCGCCGCGGCCGTCCGGTAGACGAGTTCTCCCAAATCATCGGCGCCGACGTTGCTGATGCCACTCTGGAAGGCTTCATCCAGTACGCCACCGCGGCGCTGCGTGCCGCCATCGGCTCCAACGCCGGCATGGTAGTCACCGCCAACATCGAAACCGACGGTAAGAAGACTCTCACCCGCGGTATGCGCAAGTTCGGTGACAAGTTCGGCCGTATCGCCCTGTGGGTCATGCACTCCAGCGCCTACTTCGACATTGTCGACGAGGCCATCACCAACAAGATCTACGAGGAAGCCGGTGTCGTCATCTATGGCGGCCTGCCAGGCACCCTCGGCAAACCGGTGCTGGTGACCGACACCGCGCCGGCCGATGTGATCTTCGGCCTGCTGCCCAATGCGGTGGTGATCACCGAGTCCCAGGCCCCGGGCTTCCGCTCCTACACCGTCGACGACGAGGAGAACCTGGCTATCGGTTACCGCGCCGAAGGTACCGTCAACATCGACGTGCTGGGCTACAGCTGGAAGGACGCAGTCGGTGGCTCGAACCCAACGCTGGCTGCGGTCGGCTCGGCGGCCAACTGGGTCAAGCATGCCGGCAGCGACAAGGTCACTGCCGGCGTGATGATTACCCTGACCACCACGCCACCAGCCGGCGGCTGATGCTGGCCCTGACAGCGGCCAGCGATGGCCGCTACGGAGACTTTTATGGAACTGGTTTATTCCACACAGAATTCGGACTTCGACCCGGAAAAGCGGTACCGCAATCCAGCGCACTTTGATCGACCAGAGGCGGGTGTGACCCATGCAGTCGTGATTGGTGATTGGCCGAAGGTGGTCGACGCCTATGAGGCATTGGGCGTCGAAGTCTCGGTAACAATGCCTTTGATCAGCCAGCCGGTTGATTCGGGCGGCGCCGACATCATTGCCGGCCTTGAGCAGGAAAACGATAGCCTCCGTACCGAGCGCGCCGGAATCCTGCGACTGGTCGAAGCTGCTGAAGGCGAATCGACTCTGGAACACCCTGGTGATGGCGAGCTGCCGATCCGGCTGTTCGACGCGCTGAAAGCCATTCACGAAGGTGTCGTCTCCCTTAAAGGTGAGCGCGACAGCCTGGTGGGCGAGGCTGAATCGCTCCGCGCCGAAGTCGCACGCCTCAAGGCGGCAGCAGATCAGTCGGGTGACAGCGCCGAGAAGATCGCCGGCCTCAAAGCGCAGCTCGATGCGGCTGGAGTGCAATACCGGGCGAATGCTTCGGTAGAATCGCTGGAAAAGGCGGTTGCTGATCTGCAAAAGGCATAACAACTTGGGCGGTTGCGAACCGACGCCCAATCCAAACTCCCACAGCGAGCTGATTCATGACACTCATCATCGAGGACGGTACCGGTAAGCCTGACGCCGAAAGCTACGCCTCCGCCGAGGACCTGGCCATGTACGCCGTGAAGTTCGGCGTGACCATCCCTACGGAAGTGCCAGCACAGGAAACGCTGCTGCGTCGGGCCGCCTTGGCGATGGATGGCATGACCTGGAAGGGCCGCAAGATGGATAGCGACCAGGCGCTGGCCTGGCCGCGCCGCGGCGTCGAACTGGATCGCGAGATCAAGCCCGACAACTACCTGCCGGCGCGCATCCAATACGGCCAGATGGCCCTGGCTGCCGAGATCCATACCGACGACATCGACCCGATCGAGAAGCGCAAAGGTGCGATCACCCGGGAGCGGGTTGAAGGTGCGGTTGATCGCGAGTACGCGACGATCCCGAACACCAGCGGCAGACTGTTGCCGGCGGCGCCGGATCGGCCGAGCGCTACGCAGTTTGCCGACTACCTACAGAAGCGCGGGCTGTTCGCAGTGCGCGCATAGTTGAAACGGAGCCACCATGGCCGCGTTCTACGATGAAATGGCCATGATGGCTCTGGAGATGATCACAGAGTTCGGCCAGCCTGTTCTGATCCGCGACATCAAGCCCGGCGAGTACGACCCGGGCACCGGAATTGCAGGGCCTGATACCGTTACCGAGCAAACCGCCCAAGGCATCCTGCTCGACTTCACTGGCCAGGAGTTCCAGGCCAACAGCCTGATCAAGGTCGGGGACAAGAAACTCAAGATCGCTGCCCGCGGGCTTGAGTGGGCGCCGAGCCTGCTGAACAAGGTGGTTGTCCAGGGCCGCACCTGGTCAATTGTCCCGCCGCTGAAAGAGATCAACCCGGCCGGCACGCCCATCCTGTACGAGCTGCAGGTGAGATCGTGAGCCGGGCAGGGGCCGGCCAGTCCGGCAGCTTCGCCCTGAGCCTTGCCGAGTTCGCAGCCCAGGCCACGGAAGCCATCGATGCCAGCTTGCGCGAGATCATCATCGAGGTCGGTAGCAGCCTGATCCGCATGTCGCCTGTGGGCAATCCGGAGATCTGGGCGCAGAACGCTGTGGCAACCCAGTACAACAAGGCCGTAGACGAACACAACACTGCACTGCGTAGCGACCCGACCAACCTGACAAAGGCCGGCCGGCTCAAACCAGGGCGAAAGCTGAACGACGGCATGGATATCGTGGCGCCTGAAGGCTACGTCGGCGGCCGATTCCGGGCGAACTGGCACCTCTCGATAGATGTGGTCGAGAACGTCACCTTCGACGAGGTTGATCCGGACGGCCAAGAGACGATCGCAGCGCTGGTTTCGGCGGTCAGCGACTTCACCGCCGGCCAGGTTGCCTACCTCATCAACAACCTGCCATACGCCATTCCGCTCGAGTTCGGACATTCGACCCAGGCCCCCAGCGGCATGGTCCGCGTCACCGTCGCTCGCTTCCAGCAGATCGTGCTGGAGGCCATCAGGAACAATCAGGTATGAGCCACAACGTGATTGCCTCGATCTACGAGGCCAGGGTCATCGGCTGGGCGAAGGCTTTGCCTGCACCACTGAAGGTTGTGGTCGAGAACGAGACCTACCAGACCGCTGATGGAGAAACCTATCTACGGGCATTCACCTTGCCTGCTGACACTGCGAGCAACACGCTCGGCGGCGATCACCGGCTATACACCGGCGTGTTCCAGGTCAGCATTGTGACGCCGGCCGGCAAGTACCGCGGTGCTGCTGGGGCATTGGCTGACCAGATCGTTGCGCTGTTCCCGCTGTACGAGCGGAACAGCAAGGACACCCTGACCGTCGTGACCATGACGCCGGTAGACCAGGGGCCGGGAATCCCGGCCGACACCACATACACCGTCCCGGTCTCGTTTCAGTACCGCTCCGACACCAACTAATCCGCCCGTTGGGCAACCCCAGAACCCGCCATTGAGCGGGTTTTGTCATTTCTGAAAAGAGGAAAAACTATGAGCGTCAGGATTCCCAACGGAACGACCTTCGAAATTGCGAGCACCATGAGCGCCCCGAAGGCGTTCACTGCGATTTCCAATGCAAAGCCTGCAGTTCTCACCGCGGCCGCGCACGGCCTGGCCAATGGCGACGTGATCGTCATTGAATCGGCCTGGGCCAAGCTGAATGGTCGCCCGGCACGAGTTATCGATTCCGATGTAGGTGACTTCGCGGCAGAGGGCGTGGACACCACCAGCACCAAGAACTATCCAGCAGGATCGGGGGCGGGCACGGTCCGCTCCGCTTCTGGTTGGACACAGATCTCTCAGGTCACCGAGCCGGCGGCTAACGGTGGGGACCAGCAATTCCTGACCTACGGGTTCCTGGAAGACGATGATGATCGTCAAATGCCCACCACCAAATCCGCTAGCAGCATGACTCTTCCAGTGGCCGACGATCCGGAGAAGGCGTATGTCGCCATCGTTGAGGCGGCGGACGAAGACAAAGAGCCGCGCCTGGTCCGAGCCAATCTGCCCGGCGGTGCGACGATCTACTACTACGCCTATGTGTCGATCACCGCTACTCCAACTCTGAGCCGCAACAACATCATGACGCGGACCATCACTTTGTCGTTCGCCTCCCGCCCAACCCGTTACAACGCCTAAGGAGGCCTCATGGCAAAGTTTTCCATCACGCCGAAGCCTACGTTCACCGTCGACGTCGCTATCCCTCAAGTTGGCGATAAGCCGGCGATGGTTCCGTTTACGTTCAAATACCGTGATCGCACGGCTTTGGCCGAGCTGTTCGACTCCTGGAAGGATCGGGCCGAGGCCATTGGTGAGCGCTTCAAGGGCATGGAGCCAACGCTCTCGGAGATTACTGCTGCAGAAGTTGAGCAGGGCGTCGAGCAAGTCAAGGACCTGGTTGTTGGCTGGGGTTTTGGCGACAAGCTCAGCGATGAATCCATCACCGCACTTGTGAAGAGCTGCGTCGGTGTCTCTGACGCAGTTGTGAAAGCTTATAGCGACGCCTTCGGGAAAGCCCGCCTGGGAAACTGATCGCCGCCGCCCGCGCACTCTATGAGTCGAGCAGTTCCGCCGAGCAAATGGCGATGTTTGGCTTCTCCCCTGAGGACTACGACGAAACCATTGAGGTTTGGCCAGATAACTGGCCGGCCTTTCTGGTCATGGAGTCAATGGGGACTCAGTGGCGCGTAGGGCCAGGCGGCGCAATCGGCCTGGATTACGGCGTGCTGCCCAGCGTGATGCGATTGACCGGTGTTCCTGCAAAGGAGCGAGCCGCGATTTTCCAAGACGTCCGCGTCATGGAGGCCGAAGCCCTCGCCGTAATGGCTGAGGCCAGAGAAACCAGCCCGTGACCGCGGGCAACTATTCAAGGTGAGTCGATGAACATCGCTGAACTGGGGATCCGCGTCGACTCCGCTGATGCTGTGCAGGCTGCAACCGACCTCGACAAGATGACGAAGGCCGGCACCCGAGCCGAGCAGTCTGCTGTTGGCCTGATGAACGAGATGCAGGCGCTGGAGAAGTCGCTGTCATCTGGCGCCAAGTCCACCCAAGAGTTGGCCAAGCAGCGTGATGCTCTGGCCAGGCTGACCAAGACCGGCGCCTATGGCGAGGCCGAGTTCGCGAAGATCACCGCGCAACTCGACAAGCAGCAAGCCGCGCTGGTCAAGTCCACCCTGAACGAGCAGAAGGCTCTCAACAGCCTGCTGGGGGCCATCAACCCGGCCATGGCGGCGGTGGTCAAGCTCGATAAGCAGGTCGAGGACCTGGGCAAACACCTGGATGCTGGCCGTATCAGCCAAGAGCAATACAACTCAGCGCTGAGCAAGATCGACAAGGACTACGCCAAGCTCGAGAAGACCGCCTCCGGCTTCGACAAGCTGCGCCTCGGCACCCGCCAAGCCCAGGAAAACGTCGTGCAACTCGGTAACGCGCTGTCGTCCGGTGACTGGGGCAGCGGTGTGCGCGCCGTGGCTCAACTGGGCGCTGGTGCTGGCGCGTCGGCTGCAGGGTTGCTGGCCATTCTGGCGCCTATCGCGCTGGCCACTGCCGCAGTCGCTACTCTCGGCGTCGCTTACTACAAGGGCACCAAGGAGCAGGACGAGTACAACAAGTCTCTGGTGCTGACCGGCACCTTCGCTGGCGTGAGCGCTGGGCAGCTTGGCGATATGGCGCGCCAGGTCGGCGCAACCGTCGGCACCACTGGGCAGGCCGCAGAAGTCCTGGCGCTGTTGGCGGGGAACGGCAAGATCGCGGGTGAAAGCTTTCTGGGTATCACCCAGGCTGCCGTGTCGATGCAGGAAGCTACCGGCAAGGCGGTCAAGGAGACGGTCGCCGAGTTCGCGAAGATCGCCGAAGAGCCGGTGAAGGCCTCGGCAGCGCTCAACGAGCAGTACCACTACCTGACGGCTTCGGTTTACTCGCAGATCGCTGCGCTTGAAGAGCAGGGCGATCATGCCGGCGCGGTAAAGCTGGCGACTGAGCAATACGCCGACGCGATCAATGAGCGTACGCCGCGGATCCTCGAAAACCTCAGCTTCTGGGAGAAGGGCTACAACGCTGTAGCGCGGGCGGCGGACAACCTGAAGAACTTGGGTCGCCGTGATATCAATGCGGAAATCGAAACTGCGCGGAACGACCTTCAGCAGGCCGAGAGCATGGATGGCTTGTTTCAAAGCCAAAAATCCAAGGATGCGCTGATCGAGTTCAGGCGCGACCGTCTGAACATGCTGGAGGACGAGAAAGCAGCTCAAGCAGACATCGCCAAGTGGGATGGTGAGCAGGCGAAAGCCCAGCAGGATGCCGTCACCGCGATGGGCAAGGTCGATGCTTTGACCAAGTCCTCTTGGACGAACGAGCAGAAGCGCGCCGATGCACTGAAGGAGTACAAGCGGCAGCTCGACGATATCCGCAAAGTCAGCCCCAACGATGCACGCCTGAATCAGGCTGTGGTCGACAAGAACATCGCGAATATCAACGACAAGTTCAAGGACTCGAAAGCACCCTCAGGCGCCGTCGACCTGACCAGCTTCAACGACTCGAAAAACGCGCTCACCGGCATCCTGTCCGAGTACAAAAACGCTCAGAAGGAACTGGACGCGGCGCAGAAAGCTGGCCTGGTCTCCCAGGCCGACTACCTGCTCAAGCGCCAAGCCATGATCGGCAACGAGCGCGACGAGGTCACCGCGGCTTACGAGGCGGAAATCTCGGCGCTCGAAGCGACCAAGGGTAAGGCCGGTACCTCGGCGGCTCAGCGTATCCAGCTGGACCAGAAGATCTCCGACGCTCGCACCGCAATGGTCAAGGCGCAAAAGGATGCTGACTCGGAACTGGCTGTGTTGGCCGCGAACGAGGAGGGCAGGCTCAAGAAGCAGGCCCTGGCCGTCAGTACCTATACCGGTGCCCTACAGCAGCAAGTCGACACTCTGCGCAGGCAGGGGCAGCGTGCGGCCGCCGGTCTTGGGCAAGGTGACCGGCAGCGCGGCCTGACCGACCAGCAGAACGCCATCGACGATCGCATCAATCAGCAGCGCCTGGACTTGGCCAACCAGTATGGCGACGGCTCCCGAGGCATGAGCCTCGACGAGTATAACCAGAAGCTGGCAGCCCTGGATAAGACGCAGCGGGACCTGCAGGAAACGGCGATCGCCAACTACAACGAGATGACCGCTGCCCAGGGCAGCTGGAGTGCCGGCGCTACGTCGGCATGGCAGAACTACCTGGAGTCGGCCAGCGACATCGCCGGCCAGACGAAAAGCCTGTTCACCAGCGCCTTCAGTTCCATGGAAGACTCGGTGGTCAACTTCGCCATGACCGGGAAGTTCTCGTTCTCCGACTTCACCAAGTCGGTGCTGGCGGATATGGCTCGGATTGCTACGCGCCAGGCGAGTTCAGCATTGCTGGGCAGCTTGGTGGGAGCAGCAACCAGCTATTTCACCGGTAGTGGTAGTGGTACCGGGGCGGCCTCGGCCGGATCGACGCAGGTCGGCTATACAGGGAGCGCTTTCTCGAGCTGGGTTTCTGGGCAGAGGGCTTCTGGCGGTCCAGTCGAGCCGAACTCGCTGTATCAGGTCAATGAGCTTGGACCTGAGCTCTACAACGAGGGTGGCAGGTCCTACCTGATGACAGGGGCGAATGGCGGCAGCGTCACGCCGCTCAGCTCAGGCGTCGGCGCGGGGATGTCTGCTATGAGCAATAGCGGCGGGCCAAACATCCAGATCAACGCACCGGTGAGCATCGTCACGCAGGACCGCAGCGGAGAGGGCATGCAGCTCGACCAGCAGGCGCTCCAGCAGAGCCTTCAAACCCAGATTAGAGCTGTGGCAGAAAAGGTCGTTGCTGAGTCGTGGCGCCCTGGTGGAACCAGTTTCCGAAATGCAAACGGGAGGGCCTGATGGCTATCGAAACATTCATTTGGCCAACCCAGAACGGGGATGCACCCGAGATCACTTATCGGGTGCGAACCGCGCAGTTCGGAGACGGCTACAAACAGGAGTCCGGCGACGGCCCTAACAACAAAGAGGACTCCTACCCGATCACCTTCAGCGGCACCAAGGCCAAGGTGGCGGAAATAATGGGCTTTCTCGACCGGCACGCCGGCGCGAAGGCTTTCCTCTGGACAACGCCGCTTGGCCAGCTCGGCCTGTTCAGTTGCAAAAATCCTGTTCCCACCCCGGTGGGCGGGGGCGTTTTCAAACTCACGGCCACCTTTGACCGTGCCTTTCACCCATAAGGGGCAACCATGCCACTGATCAGCGATATCCAGTCCCTCGAACCTGGTAGTGAGGTGCTGCTCTTCGAGTTGGACGGTTCCGACTATGGGGCGGATGTGCTGCGCTTTCACGGGCACGCAATCCCGCATACTCCGGAGGAACTGCTGGCGGCGGGACTAAACGCCGACCAGCTGCCGGCCAAGGCGATCTGGTGGCAGGGCAATGAGTTCGGTGCCTGGCCCATGCAGATCGACGGCATAGAAGCTAACGGCGACGGCACCGCGGTGCGCCCGACGCTGTCGGTCGGCAACGTCAATGGTCGCATCACGGCCCTGTGCCTTGCCTTTGATGACCTGCTCGAATTCAAGCTGACCATGCGGCACACGCTGGGCAGCTACCTGGATGCGCAGAACTTCCCGGGCGGCAATTCAACGGCTGATCCAACCCAGGAAACGATCGAGGTTTGGTACATCGACCAGAAGACGAACGAGGACGGAGAAACAGTCACCTGGGAGCTGGCCAGCCCAGGGGACGTTGGCGGCGAGTCCATCGGCCGGCAGGCGACCACGCTTTGCCACTGGTGCCTGACTGGTGGTTACCGGGGGCCGAACTGCGGCTACACCGGCGGCTACGTCGACAAGGACGGTTTGCCTACGGACGATCCAGAAAAGGATGAGTGCGATGCCACCCTGGGGCGGGGATGTATTCCTCGCTTCGGTGAGGGTAACGAACTGCCTTTCGGTGGTTTCCCCGCTGTATCCCTTATTGCTCGGAACTGACCATGCGCAAACACATTCTGAGCGCGATCCAGGCGCACGCAGCAGCCGAGTACCCCAAAGAGTGCTGTGGCCTGCTGCTGGCCGTTGGGCGTAAGCAGCAGTACTTCCCGTGCCGCAACATCGCCTCGGCGCCGAACGAGGAATTCCGGCTTGATCCGGAGGACTATGCTGCGGCCGAGGACTTGGGCGAGGTGGTCGGCATCGTGCATTCGCATCCTGACGCCACCAGTCGGCCGTCACCGCGTGACCTGGCCATGTGCGAGGCCACGGCGCTGCCCTGGCACATCCTGAGCTGGCCCGAGGGGGATCTGCGCACCATCGCGCCGGCGGGTAACACGCCGTTGCTCAAGCGCCCATTCGTGCATGGCGCCTGGGACTGCTGGCAGGTATGCGCGGACTGGTACAAGCGCGAGTGGGGGCTGGAGTTCGAGGCCTTCCAGCGCGCTGATGGCTGGTGGGAAGACCCGGCCGGGCCGAGCCTCTACGAACAGGCCTATGAAGCAGCGGGATTTGTGCGGGTCGACAAGCCGCAACGCGGCGACATGATCGTCATGTCCGTGGGCCGCACCGCACACCCGAACCACGCCGGGATCTACCTCGGCGCGGATCCGCAGCTACCTGGGGAGACTGCCGAGGTGTTCGGCCCTGGGCCTTTCCTGCTGCACCACCTGCACGGCCGACCAAGCGAGATCATCGTATTTGGCGGGCCTTGGCTCGATCGAACCCGGCTGATCCTCAGGCATAAAGATGCACAACCAACTACATGATGCGGCAGGGCCGCGGGAGAGACATATGAATGCATCAAGAAATCAAGGGCGGATTAATAATGTAGCCGCCACCAGCCCAGCTGGAGGCAGCTACGAAAGCGTCGACGAGTTACTTGCTCGCCGAATCGATGCTATTGCACGCGCCCTTCGGCCGCGGCAATGAGATTCCTGATTGCGCTTGCATAATATTGTTCATTCACCACGTTGTTCCCTGATTGGATTTTTTGCACTCTGTCCAAGTGCTCTTTAAACACCGTCGGGCTTAAGGCGCCGCTTGCTGCTAGCGCACTTATCAGCGCAATCAAACCATCCGTATTTGCTATGTTGATTGCTGTGCCGGCACCTTCAAAATTACTCACATCGACCTCCTAGGTCATAAGCGCGCCGAAATTGGCGCAATCCCAGTCCTTGGGCTTGCAGGCAAAGGACTGGGGAATCCGTTGCGTGTGGCAGGAGGCTACTATCCGGCGGGTGAGGGGCGTTACTGGCATTCCATCCATGCTGGATGCCTGGTCAGGGTGGATTCATATAGTTGCAGATGGCTATCATGAGGCTCAGTCGAGCTTTAAATGGAGAAGGTTGTGCCAGAGAAAGGAATTAGAAATCGATACTCGCAAGCGCCATTCCAGATATTCATGTATGACCAAGCCGGAATGACGTCAACAGGCTCAGCGTTTTTTTATGAATTTAAAAGCGAGCTCTACCTAATTACGAACTGGCACAATCTCAGCGGGAGGCACTTTTTAACCAAAGAGCCGCTATCCGGCAGATTTCCCACGCATATTGATATCAAGCTGGCTACGTATGTTTCTCATGAAAATGGTGATCGATATGCGTTTACAGCGGTTGCTCATAAACTTGAAATTTATCAAGATTGCAAACCGATATGGTTTGTGCATCCTGAAATTGGTGAGCAGTGCGACGTCGTAGCCATAAAGATTCTTCGGCCTGCAGGGTGTGCGGAGAATTTCCATCTGCCGGTGAATCACATCAGTCGACTCAAGATACCTGTTAAGCCGGGGAATACTGCCTTCGTCATAGGTTTTCCAAGCTCGCTAAGTACAGGATTCGGCCTGCCTTTATGGAAGTCTGGGTTTATAGCGTCTGAGCCTCACTTTGGGATTACATCAGGTGGCCAGCCTTCCCCGATCGGTGGGCTAGCAAACGGTATCGATTTGCCAGCATTCTTCCTTGACACCCAAACTCGGCAAGGAATGTCCGGAGCTCCAGTTTTTTGCTCTTTTATTGGGACCTGGAATGTAAATGACCCATACGAGGAAATAGATGTCAGTTCCCCAGGGTTTTGGGACCGAGATGATGTCGCCATGAATGAGTCAAGGATGGAGTTCATCGGGTGTTACAGTGGGCGCATCGGTAGAGACGAGGAAGGAGCTGCACTGGGTATATGTTGGGGCGTTGAAGTAATTGAGAAAATATGCGCTGCTGCGAAAATAGGAAAAAATCCGCACTTCAATGAGCTAGCGGACGACGCAGAGGTTTAGGTCACTGGCTAAAAAGATTCTAATTGGGTTGTTAGCCTAGCCTAGCCCCGCGCTTTTGTATCTTGGTTCGAGGGTTCAGGCTGTATACACATAGACCCCATTCTATAACGTATAGAATGGGGCTTTGTGTATATGGAGAGGACGCTTCAATGAAGCTAGACAAGGACCTGGTGCGTGAAATTCTCTTGGCCGTTGAGGCCCACGATGAGGCTCAGGGATGGATGACGTTAACGATTCAAGGTCGATCACCTAAGGAAGTTTCCTATCACGTCATGCTTTTGGATGAGGCAGGCTTGCTTTCGGGTATCAGTCTTGGCGGGTTGAATAGTTTTGAATGGCAGCCCAAACGTCTGACTTACCAAGGCCATGAGTTCCTCGAAACAGTGCGTGATGGTGAGGTCTGGCGCAGAACAAAAGAAGGGGCAGAAAAGGTCGGCGGTGCTGGGCTGGGAATGCTAATTGAGCTCGGCAAGGCCTATGGCAAGCAGGTCCTCAAGGAGCGCTTAGGCATCGAGCTGTCTTGAGCCCCTGTGCTTTCACAGCTGCGCGCAGACTCACCACAGCCCAGCTTTCCGCTGGGCTTTTTCGTTTCCGACTTCCCAGTGCTACAGTCCCGCCAAACCAATGAGGGAGCGACATGCGGATTGGAATGGATTCGACCTTGGTCGGGCTGATATATGTATAGAGTCGATCAGCTAAACGAGCTGCTGAGAGAGCACTGCTGTGTGATTTCGATAGGCATCGAACTCCAAGATTACAAGTACGACCTGGCGCTGAAGATGTCCGTCGATGAGTCAGACTTGGATGCGGTGACGATACTTTTTCAAGATGTCAGCGCGCTCCATCTAAACGGGTTTGGTGGAGGGTTGACCCAGTTTATGGATCTCACAGTCACCCGGATAAATGATGGTCTCGATAGAGTCAGGTTTGAACTGAGAGATATTAGGGACGAAAAGATATCGTTCAGTTTCTTTACGTTCAGCGGACCAATTATCGAGGAGTGAACATGCGGATTTTGATTGCGGCGGTAGCGGTGGCGCTGTTGGCGGGGTGCGCAACCTCTCCGATACCTTCTGAGCAGGCCGACCCTGTTCCTGGCTCAAGGCTTTTTTCATACCAGAAACCCGTAAGCGGCTATTCGACACTCATAGTGACTCGAGACACCGGATTTGTTGGCGGCGGCTGTAATGCGGCGGTTAGCATCGACGGCAGAAAGTCGGCGGAAATTGGGTCTGGCGAGACGGCGAAATTTTTTGTTCCGGCCGGCGAGCACATTGTTTCTGCGTCAGCTTGTGGAAATGGTCTCAAGGAGCGAGAGGCGAACATTAAGCCAGGGGGCACGAAGCGTTTTCGAATATCCATCGACTCTGCGATGAGTATGGATTTATCACCGACCTCGTTCTAAATACAAACCGCCTTATGGCGGTTTTTTTACACCTGGAGAAACCAGTGGTAATAGCAATAAACTCCAACCAATCGATGACCACCATTTTGCTTTCCGGTCCCTTAATCAAACTATTTGGGCGTGTCCATTACAGGGAGCTTGGCAGTAAGTCCGTTGGTGAAGCCCTCAAGGCTCTGAAATGCACGCTCGACGGATTTGAGGTGGCGATTAAAGATCTTGAGCGCCGCGGAATGGAGTTCGCAATATTCCGCAACCGAAAGAATGTGCCTGAGAAAGACTTCTCTCTTGGTGGCACGCTTGAGATCCGCATTGTCCCGGTAATTGCTGGCAGCAAGCGGGCTGGCCTTCTTCAAACAATCATTGGGGCGGTCCTGATCGTGGCTGGTAGCTACTCCGGTCAAACTTGGGCTGTTCAACTTGGAGTTGGTCTTGTGGCGGGCGGTGTCGTGCAGATGCTCAGCCCCCAGCAGAGTGGCTTATCGCAGAGCGCATCCCCCGAAAACCTACCCTCATACGCCTTCGGCAGCGCCAAGAACACCACCGCCAGCGGCAACCCTGTTCCGATCTGCATCGGCGAGCGCCGATGGGGTGGGATGATCATCTCCGCGTCGATTTACGCTGAAGATAAGACCTAACGGCAAAAACCCTCACTAAACAAGGAAGGACTGGCCTTCCGCGTTAGAAGGAGGATTTTGCTGATGAAAAAATGGTTTCCACTTATCTGCATGGTTGTTTGGCAACTGGTTCAAGTTGCTGAGAACGCGATGAAACTTTACGCGAGCCTTCATGGCTCATGAGCAAACCGCCCTTGAGGCGGTTTTTTTATGCCTGGAGGAAAGCATGGGCGCAGCAGCACAAATCGAGATCCGCGGGGAAAAGGGTGGCAGCAGTAAGCCGAAGTCACCGACAGAAGCCAACGACAGCCTGCGCTCGACCAACCTGGCCAAGATGCTGATCGCAGTGGGCGAGGGCGAATTCGACAGCGTCCCGACTGACTACGACATTTACTTGGACAACACGCCGATCAAGGATGCGAGCGGGAACATCAACTTCCCGAACGTGAAATGGGACTGGCGCTCGGGCTCCGTGGATCAGTCTTATATCCCGGGCATCCCCTCAGTCGAAAACGAGACCACGCTGAATATCGAGCTGCGCAGCGATACCCCGTGGGTCCGCTCGATCACCAACACTCAGCTGTCGGCCGCGCGCGTTCGGTTCGCCTGGCCGGCTCTACAGCGTCAGGACGACGAAGGGAACGTCGGCGGCTATCGCATCGAGTACGCGATCGATGTGGCCACCGATGGCGGTGCCTATCAGCAGGTGCTGCTCGAGGCGGTGGACGGTAAGACCACCACCCGTTACGAGCGGTCCCGCCGTGTCGATCTGCCGTCTGCCACCACCGGCTGGCTGATTCGTGTGCGGCGCTTGACGCCCAACCAGAACAGCAACAAGGTCGCCGACACCATGCTGATCGCCGGCCTGACCGAGGTGATCGACGCCAAGCTGCGGTACCCGAACACCGCTCTGCTGTACATCGAGTTCGACGCTGAGCAGTTCACCAACATTCCAGCCGTCACTGTGAAGTGCAAGGCGCGCAAGTGGCAGGTACCGAGCAACTATGACCCCGTGGCCCGCACCTACACCGGGACATGGGACGGCACCATGAAGCAGGCTTGGACCAACAACCCGGCGTGGATTACCTATGGGGTTTGCACCGAGGATCGTTTCGGTTTGGGCAAGCGCATCAAGTCCTGGATGGTCGACAAGTGGGAGCTGTACCGGATCTCGCAGTATTGCGACCAGAACGTGCCGAACGGCCTCGGCGGTCAGGAGCCGCGCTTTCTCTGCGACATGAACCTGCAGGGCAAGGCCGATGCTTGGTCGCTGCTGCGCGATATCGCCGGCATCTACCGAGGGATGACCTATTGGGCCCAGGGCCAGTTGGTGATGCAGGCCGACATGCCGCGCGCCCAGGACTATGACTACGTCTTCACCCGGGCCAACGTCGTCGATGGGAAGTTCTCCTACGGCAGCGCCTCGGCCAAGACCCGGTATACCCGGGCCCTGGTCAGCTACGACAACCCGGCAAACAACTACGACACCGACGTCATTCCGTTCGCGGATCTGGAGCTGCAGCGCCGCTTTGGCGACAAGCCCACGGAACTAACGGCCATTGGCTGCACCCGTGCCTCGGAGGCACAGCGCCGCGGTAAGTGGGTGATCCTGAGCAACAACCAGGACCGGACCATCAGCTTCAAGACCGGTATGGAAGGCGTGATTCCGTTGCCTGGCCACATTATCCCGGTAGCGGACTCGCTGCTGGCTGGCCGGCCCGTTGGCGGCCGGATCTCGACGTCTGCTGGCCGGGTGGTAACGCTCGACCGAGACACCCAGGCCAAGGCTGGCGATCGGCTGATCATCAACCTGCCGGGCGGTCGCGCCGAGGGCCGGACGGTGCAAAGCGTCAGCGGGCGCGCCGTCACGGTGACTACGCCCTACAGCGAGCAGCCTTTGCCGCAGTTGCAGTGGGCGCTCAATGCGGACGACCTGGCGATCCCGCTCTACCGGGTGCTGAGCACCAAGCGCACCACCGAGGGCGACTTCGAGATCAGCGCGCTGCAGTACGAGCCTGGCAAGTTCGCGTTCATCGACACCGGCGCCCGCCTGGAGGAGCGGCCGATCAGCGTGATCCCGATCACTGTCGTGCCGCCGCCGGCGAGCGTGACCCTGACCTCGAACTATGCGGTCGACCAGGGCATCGCGGTCAGCACCATGAACATCTCCTGGCCGGCCGTGAACGGCGCTGTGGCCTATGACGTGGAGTGGCGCAAGGACAGCGGGAACTGGATCAAAGTGCAGCGCACTGGCGCGACCAGCGTCGACGTGACCGGGATCTACGCCGGTGCTTACCTGTCCCGGGTGCGGGCGGTGAGTGCCTTCGATATCTCGTCGATCTGGAAAAGCTCGAACCTGACCCAGCTCAAGGGCAAGGAAGGACTGCCGCCGTCGGTGTCGTTCCTGACCACCACCAGTGAGCTGTTCGGGATCGGCCTCAAATGGGGATTCCCGGCCGGCGCCGAGGACACCCAGCGGACCGAGGTCTGGTATGGGCCTGCGAACGACCTGGGAACCGCTACCAAGCTGGCCGACCTGGCTTACCCGCAGAGCGACTACCGGATGCAGAGTTTGCTCGCGGGCACGACGTTCTTCTTCTGGGCGCGCCTAGTGGACCGGACCGGCAATATCGGCCCGTTCTATCCGGCGACCAATGGGGTGATGGGGCAGGCCAGTTCAGATGCCGGCCCGATTCTGGACATGATTGCCGGCCAGATCACCGAGACGGAGCTCGGCCAGGATCTCCTCGAAGAGATCCAGAAAATCCCGGGGCTGCAGGATCAGATCGACGCGCTGGAAGACGTTCTGCTTTACGACGCGACCAAGACCTATGCCACGAACGATATCGTTCGCCAGGGCCAGCGGCTGTACCAGGCAAAATCGGCAGTGCCGATCAACACGCCGCCACCCAATGCGACCTACTGGATCGACGTCGGCCAATCGATCCAGACGGCCAATGGGCTGGCCCAACAGGTAGCAGCCAACACCGCCGACATCAGCGAAATCGACGGCATCGTCACTGCCCAGGCGACGTCCTTCGAGACGCTGCGCGCAGCCGTTCGCGCTGATGACGATACCGGCGACCTGGTCGATGCCATCAACGGCTGGACCAGCACCTCATCGATTGCGACAGAGGAGAAGGTCAGGGCTTCGGAGACTGAGGCCTCCGCCAGGCGGCAGACCACGCTGGAAGCCAGAGTCGGCCAGAACGAGGCAACCATCACCGACCTGGAGGAGGTGGTGGCCACCAACGAGTCGGCGACGGCGACGAAGATCGAGCAACTGAACGTGTCGGTAGGGCAGAACTCGGCAGCCATCCAGGAAACCTCGGCAGCATATGCCGACACATCAGGGAAGCTGTCGACCATGTGGTCGGTGAAGATGCAGTTGAACGCCAACGGGCAGTACGTTGCCGCGGGCATCGGTCTGGGGATCGAAAACACGGCCGCCGGGCTGCAGAGCCAGTTCCTGGTCAGTGCTGACCGTTTCGCCATCGTCAACACAGTTGTTGGGGGCGCCGTCTCTGTTCCTTTTGCGGTGCAGGGCGGTCAGGTGTTCCTTGATTCGGCATTCATCATGAATGGCTCGATCACAAACGCAAAGATCGGCAACTACATCCAGTCGAACAACTATGTCGCCGGAATCACCGGGTGGCGGCTGTGGTTTGACGGCACGTTCGAGATCAACAGCGCCCTTGGCGGCGGTGCCCGCCAGGTCATCAACAACAACGGCGGCAAGGTTTTCGATGAGAACGGCGTGAAGCGCTATCAGTGGGGGAACTTGGCCGCATGAGCTATGGCATTCGGATATGGGGCGCCGATGGTTCACTCCAGGTCGATGAGAACTCTTTCACTATCCGCGTTGTTTTGTCGACGCTGGTTACATTTGCAGTGGGGGCCAACAAGGGGAATCAGGACTTTTCCGTGCCCGGTGTTTCCGCAAGCAACGGCACCGCCATCGTCGTGCCTATCGGCACCTACGGCGACAGTAACCTGCAGTTTGAAACCGAGGTGCTGACTGGCGTGGTCAGGGTTTACAACCACACGCGCACTTTTGCGGCGAGCACAACGTCCTCCGGAACGATGCGCCTGATTGTGATGAGGTGGAGCTGATGAGCTACGGAATGCAGTTCACGAACAACGGTGACGTGGTGACGCTCGACTCGGAGTTTGCGCGGCTGATGGTCATTTCAACCGGGCGCTACGCCCCGACGGAAGAGGGGGGGCTTGGCTCGACCACTACCTTCGTCAGGCCGGTGACCTCCCAGGAGCCGCCGCTGGTGTTCATCAGGCCGGACACCGTCAATGGTGTTGCCGGTCTTTGCCGGATGCGGCTTACCGGCTCGGCCGGAAATTGGACCGGCTTCTATGTGCGGGCATACAGCGCAGACACGGCGCAGCCGAACGGGCGCTACTTCGTGGCTGCCTTCGCGGCGCAGCCGGTGGCTCAGTATGGGGCTCGCCTGTGGGATGGCACCGGGAAACTGTTGTTCGACTCCGGAACCTCGGCGGCGACTTTTACCCGGGCTTTCCAGAACTGGAGCTACGTCAAGGACGACAAAGACCCGCAAGGCCTGACCCGGATCTATTACACCGTGCCGTTCAACTTCCCGCAGAACGAGTTTCTGTTGCTGAACAACTTCGGCATGAACATGACATCAGGTAGTGGCATCCCTCGAAACCTCTACTGCTGGTGGGACTTTCCGAACAACACGCTGTACGCGATCACGATTGCTGCTGCCAACCCGTTCGCGTTCTTCCTGCCTGCGGTCTTCGCCAAGATGAACAACTGACAACACCCTCAATATTCAGCCGGCCATGCCGGTTTTTTATTGCCCAACGAAAGGATAAACCCATGGCTTGGCTTCGAGCGGGGACCGTGGCCGTCACGAACGGCTCAACAACTGTGACCGGCACCGGTACAAACTTTGCTGCGAGCACAAGGGTCGGTGACGCGTTCATCGGCCCGGATGGCCGCTCCTATGAGCTGGCGAACGTCGCAAGCGCAACGGTGATTTCGCTCGGTTCGCCATATCTGGGCTCCACCGCGAGCGGCGCGAGTTACGCAGTCATGCCGGTGAATGGGTACCAGAAGGTGCTGGCCGATACGGTGCGCGACTGGACAAACCTGTACGGCCCGAAGATGGCAGCCCTAGGGACGACGGGTAACTACGAAATATTGCCCGTGGGCAAGGGTGGTACCGGTGGTTCGAACCAGACCGATGCACGCGCTGGCCTGGGCTTGGGGTCCGTTGCAATCGAAAGTACGGTTCCAGTTGCCAAGGGCGGCACCGGCGGTACCGACCAGGCGACAGCAAGGGCTGGCCTGGGCCTGGGTACTGCCGCGGTGCTCAACACAGGTAGCGCCGTCGGCAGCGCGCTGCGTGTTGGGGATTTCGGTCTCGGTTCTTTCGGTGTGTCAGCCACCGCCCTGAACAGCATCACTACCCACCTGAATTTCACGACCGACGGAGCAACGACGGGTGTTCCTGTCGGGCAAGGGACAGCAGACGGGCAGGGCACTGGCTTTCATCTCCAGCATGACAATCCTGGGTTTGCCCATCAAAGGTGGAACCAGCTGGGAACGTGGCGACTCTTTGAGCGACCCAAGAACAACGGCACCTGGCGTGAGTGGGTGGAGTTGTACCATTCACGGAGCGCCGTCGGCACAGTATCGCAAGCGTCTGGCGTGCCCACCGGGGCTTTGATTGAAAGGGGTATCAACTCCAACGGCTATTACCTGAAGTTCGCCGACGGAACAATGATTTGCGGGGCAGAGAACCGCCCCGGGACTTTCGATAACCCGACAAATATCAACTACCCGTGGACCTACCCGATCCCCTTCACTTCGCTCTATTTCGTCGATGCAAACATCCTGGGCGGCAAGGGCGGTGAGAAGGTGATCTCAACGGTTTCCTGTTACAGCCGGACGCTTAACAGCGCTATCGCTGCCGCTCTCAGCACGGGTGTTTTTACGGCTGCTGATGCATCGAGCATCAGCTTTGATCTTTTCGCATTTGGAAGGTGGTACGGATGAAAATCAAGCTTTCACCCCAGCGTCGTGATGACGTGCTTGTCATAAGCAAAACAGGTGATGCCCTACGGGTTAATGGCCTGCTGTTCGACTTCTCGCAGATGGCGGCAGGTGACACGCTTCCACACGCCGCGATTAAGTCCGAGTGGTTTTCTGGAGATGTGGATCGGCTTGCTGATGAGCTCGTCGTGACCTTGCTGCTACCCAATCCTTGGAATTACAGCCCCGAGCAGGCTTTTCCCGCTGACCTGGTGCGTGTCCCGGACGGTGACGTGCTGTTGCCGCGGGCGCTGCCAAATCCCGACGGCGCTCAGGCTCCCGCTGTTTCACCAGATTTCGCTGAGGACGTCGGCATTATTGATTGGTCCCAACTGATCACCGCTGAAATGAAGGCGGCGGCGGCCCAGGCGGAGCGCCTGGCTGAATCCAAGGCGCAGCTGGCTGCAAGAAACACTACTGCCGCGGCGCAAATTGATCGCATGACTGATCGGATCGAAACTCTGGGCTACGGCATCGAAGCCGGCGAAGCCACGCCCGAGGATGAGGCCGAACAGGCCGCACTGATGATCAGCCTGAAAACCTGGAAGGCCTACAAGTTCGCCCTGGGCAAGGTCACTGCCCAGGCAGCCTGGCCGACCGCTCCAGTCTGGCCAACTGAGCCCGCTATTCCAGAGATTGAAGCATCACCAATGCTGGTGGAGGCCGAAGAAATCTGACCCGGCCACCGGAGACAAAGCGCCCGCCATTGAGCGGGCTTTTTATTGCCTGGAGAAAAGCATGCCGAACATCGAAACCCGCGGGGTGCGCAATCGCAACCCCGGCAATATCGACTACAACCCGGCCAACCAGTGGCAGGGTCAGCTCCCACCCAACCCAGCGCTTGAGAAGCGGTTCGCACGGTTCGATACACCGGAGAACGGTATCCGAGCCCTGGGAAAGGTGCTGCTGACCTACCAGCGAAAGCACGGGCTCAAGACGGTGAAGGCGATCATCAGCCGCTGGGCGCCGGCAGTAGAGAACGACACGGCTGCCTACGTGCGCGCCGTCGAGGCCAACACTGGCACCCGACCGGGGGCGGAGATCGACCTGACCCAGGCCCAGGTCATGGCCGGATTCGTCAAGGCGATCATCCATCACGAAAACGCAGGGTACGAATACCCGGGCGCCGTGCTGGCCGAAGGTGTGCGGCGGGCGCTGGCATGAGCGCGGTACAGAAGCTGATCGGCGTGCTGGTGCTGGCCGGCCTATTGATCGCCGGCGCCGCGGGCGGGGCCTGGAAGGTGCAGGACTGGCGCTACGGCAAGCAACTTGCGGAGCAGGCCGCGCAGCACGGTGAAACCCTGAACCGGCTGAACCTGGCGGCCGCTGCTCGGCAACAGGCCGAGCAGGAGAAACGTCTTGTCCTGGAGCAGCAACTGCAGACCAGCGATCAAACCCATCATAGAGCCCTGACCGATGCACAACGTGATCAAAGCCGTATACGTGACCGCCTTGCTACTGCTGACCTGCGGCTGTCAGTCCTCCTCGACGCCCAAGACAGCGCCGCCGGCTGCTCAGTGCCTGCCGCCCCCGGCGCCGGCGGCGTGGTTCATGGAGCCACACGCGCCCGACTTGACCCGGCGCATGCTCAACGAATTATCGGAATCACCGACGACGGCGACCAAGGACTGATCGCGCTACAGGCCTGCCAGGCGTATGTGCGTGCGCTCACGCGCTGATCGGTTCGATCAGCCGTTGTTCACGAAAGCCCCGCCATGAATCTCGCCGATAGGATCGATCAAGTGCGCTCCCTGGTTCTTTGTGTTGCCCGCAGCGCGGTCGACCTTGAACCACTCGAACGTCTCGGACGGTTCGCCCTGGTGCATCAGCATCAGCTCGGCCCGCTCCTTGGGTGTCGAAGGATCCAGCCATTCCCGGGCCAGTTCTGGTGCCAGGACCACTGGTCGCCGGTCGTGAATGTCGACCATGCCGCCGGCGGAGTCCGCGGTGATGATCACAAAGCCGTCATGCTCCCGAGGGGGCTCGTCAGAATGCGGCCAATGGCCAATCGATGCGCACAGGCTGGGTAAACCATCACGTCGCCGGATGTAGTAGGGCTGTTTTCCAGTTTCATCCGCGAGCCATTCAAACCATCCGTCTATTGGTGTGATCGCTCGATTTGGCCAGGCTGCCCGGTAATAGGGGTTGTGCGCGACCTTTTCGGAACGGGCAATGGGTTCGGCCCGATTGGTTGCCCAATGCGGTTTCCAAGACCACCTGAGCAGGTCGGCATGCAACGCACCATTCTCCATGTGGAGCAGGGCGACCTGAGTTGTCGGTGGCACGTTGTACCGCCCCAGCGGCTGATCGCCGACGGTGTTGACCAGGGCGTTAGGCATGCTGAGCACGGCAACAAAGTCGTGGATGCCGTGGTACTGCGCAATTCTTCCGCACATGGCCGCCTCCGAAGTGATGGTCCACTTCATTCAACGTAGACCAACGGGCGGGCCACTCGTCAGCACCCGATTGATGGTCGGGGCGCCGTGGGTAATATGCTGTGTTTTTATACAGTGTAGAGGCTTGCGATGTACTTCCAGATTGTTCCGATGCGAGATCGAGGTGTAGCCAGGTCCTGGGAGCAGATACGAAGGGAGAAGCCGATCCGTGGAGACCTGAACATCCGAAATGAGATGTGCGAAATCATGAACCGCGATAGCAACATCGCGAAGATCCGGCCGGTGATGCCGCTCGATCCTGAGCTGCTCCCGCCTTTGATTGATGCGTTTCTGTCTGGGATGGCAACCAACGCTTTCACGCTGAGCGGTATCGAAGAGGTCGACGGTCGCCTGTATGCGCAGTCGTGGTACTGCAGGCCAGATTAGGGAGTTGTGTTCGGTCGGCAGAACGCCGGAGGAGGGGGGAGTTTGGTTGTCGGAGCCACGTTGGCACCTCTCCGCCTATCGAAATCCTCTACAGAAAAATTGACCGCAAGCTGGGAGCGCATTCAATTAGTTCATGGAGGGCTGCACCCTTGGTTGGTCGGTGTGTGTTCGCGACTATCACTGTGGATCAAGACCAGCCCTTCTTTATTTTTCGCTGTTAGTTCAGATACTTAGAGTCTAAGGGGTACTTACATATAGATCAGTTATCTTGTTGTTGAAATAAAAATATTATTTATTATGAGAAAAAAGCCTTATTGCTGTTCGCAATAAGTAGGTGAGTGAATTGCTCTTTCAAAAGGCTGGCTGTAAATATTGACAGGGTGGAATGATCAAACTTTAATGGTTTGGCGTATCCGCGAGTTGGATTCGCTTAATAGGGAGAAGTTCTTTTTTCAGAACTTCAATTAATGCGAGAATAAGGAAGTTAAAAATGACTAAATTAGGTGAAAAATTACCTCGTCTAGAGCAAGACCCAGCTAAAGCTTTCACCATCTTCGAGCAGAGTGGTATCTCGATAGAAGTGACTCTGCCCGGTGCATTGTCGCTCAGCAAGGGTGGGAATAGCCAGTACGCAGCCACTGTAACATTGAAAAATGATACGGAGTTTACAGTCACTTCGGCGGAGTTCAAAGTGACACTCAATAACGTGTACGATAGTAATAGTACGAATATGCAGCTCGCGACTGTGGGATGGAAGGGCCCCGGGGTTATGGACCAACCAAAACAAGAAATGAGTTTCACTCTTGATGCAGCTGTTTCGGCTAATGGTTCGGGCAACTGTTCACCTAAAGTTACCTTGAACTCTAACGTTCAGTGGCTTGCCTCGATGAACAACGGGCAGGGCACGGAAAATTTCACAACAAGCCTGACATCTGTCCAGCTTACTCTTACCTCCGCCCCTGAAACGAAAAATGGGCCGACTTTAATTGTTCTCTAG